CGATGAAAGCACCTAACAATAATAGAAGAAGTTCTTTCCACTCTCCACTAATTGCAGTTTGCCCCACAATAGATGCAAAAATACCTATAATAATGACCATAAAGCCACCCAAAACAATTGCAGTAATGAACCATCTGCGTTTCATCATTGCATTTAATAAATCTTTAAATCCAGTCGGTTGTTGATTATTCATAGTTTATTACCATTTAGGAGCTTCTTCTTTAAATTCATCACCTTCTTTCTTCTTAGCAGGTTTAGCTTTTTCAGCTGCTGGCTTTTCTACTACTCTTTCTCTTTCGATAATTTTAGTTGTACCACCTGCTGCCTGAGATTGTTGGTTTGAGTTTGTAATGTTAATTACTGGAGCTGCTTGTTGCACAGGTGCTTCTTCTTTATCCCCACCTGTTAGTTGAGTTACTCCCCAAGTTCCTAAACCCATAACTGCGGTCGTTGCAACCCCTATAATGGTCTTTTTTAATCCCGACCATGTTCCATCATTGTTTTGTTCTAATTCTTCTGACATTTTATTGTAATTTATAGTTTGTTAAAATCTGTTATACCAATTAATACATTATTACTATTATATAATGCAATTCTATATGCTGATGATGGTAAAGCTCTCGTATATACTTTTAATATATTATCACCTGCACTAACATTCATAGTTTCTTTTGATACTACTCTATTAGATATATCTAAAATCTTTACATTAATAGTCCCCGCTGATTCTAATTTTACATTCATACTTACCTCATCGGTTACAAAGGATGATGCTAATTTGATACCAGCAGTAGATTCTATTTTTAAATCTGGTGTAACATTTACGATTGGATTAACCAAATCTTCTTTAAAACAACCGGTTAAGGTTATTGTTACAATTGCTATTAAAAATAGTTTTTTCATTTTATTTAAGTATTAATGTTGTTTTTTTTAATTCTTTTCTATTAACATTTTCCAAAACCAAATATAAATATTTACTTTGTAGGGTTTTAGTGTAAATCTTTATTTTATTATCACCAATTTTACCAAAAATCTTTTCTTTACTTACCACCTGATTCGTTGGTTTATCAATTAATTTTATTATATACAAACTATCTGAATTTAATCTAAACATAATTTCTTGTCCATCATTTACTGATGTTTCAGTATATGTAAAAATATCTACCAAAGGTTTTGGCTGAGGAGTTGGCTCTATTTCTTCTTTATAACAAGAAATCATAAAAACCATACAACACATTATTATAATTTTACTCCATTTCATATCCTAAAATTGAAAGTTTGTTCCTATCATAAATAATAGTGGGTTACTTTTTTTGAACCCAACTGATTCACTTAATTTATCCCAAGTTGTATTATATCTTATATTGGTGTTTAATATAAACCTTTTAGTTATTTTCCAATCAAATGATGTTCCATAATACAGGTCTAAATTAAAATCGTTTTTATATCCAAAATCAGTTTCACCATCTTTAAAGTCTACATACACATCACTCATAGCAAATATTTGTGGTGATATATTAACTCTTTTTGTTTTAATTGTATATGTGTACATTAACATCCCTTTATATGTTGTTTCGGATGATGCTGGCATTTGGGGATAAATCAAATCTAAAAAATCACCATTTGCATTTACTGTATATTTTCCTTCCCATTCACCTTGATATGAATCCCAATATGTTTTTGATGCTATTAAGCTATATCCAAATGTTCCCCACTTTTTAGTTCTGAATACATCTATAAACGAAAAGTTAATATCTTTTTGGAAATCAAAATCGGTTGAATAGAATGTTTGTAATGTAGTTGTTCTCTTATCGGTATTTCTACTAAAACCATAACCAACACCGTAGTATTTCCATATAGGATTTATTGATGTTGAGAATGAATGTATCCACTTACCATTCAGAGATGATTTACTATATCCTAAATTAAGAGTTGTGGATACCTGCTTTCCAATTATACCAACTGAAAGGTTTGATGATGAAAGAACATCTTTTGAAAAATCAATATAAGATTGTAATATACCCACATCGTTCCAATCATCGCTTTCACCAAACAATTCTTTTGGAGATAATTGTAATGTATCCGGTTTTTGGATTTGTGCGGTTGAAACAAAAGTTATACAAAGTAAGGATAATATGATTATTAGTTTTCTCATTACAATACTTTTACATTTATTTTATTTAATGATGTATTAAGAGTTTCAACACTTTTTACAGAAATCAATCCTAATAGGTTTGTAACGGTTGTCTTTGGTTTAAATGTAACTTTATACCCTATATTAGAAATCGTTCCACCAGAGGTATTTAAACTACCAATGCTGATGGTTGAGCCGTTATTCCTACCGAAGTTTGTAGAATTGGTATTACTAAATTGTATTGAACTAAATTCTAATACTGAATTATCAAAAAACATATCAAATTGAGTTGCTCCTATTTGATTACCATTTGGATTTAATTCAATTGTTGCAATAACACTATCACCAACTTTTTCCATCATAATTTCTGCTTCAACATCTCCTATTGAATTAGATGATACAGCCATAGATTTTATTTCTGAAACTGAACTATTTGCTGATGTTACAAATCCTGTTGGTTGAGAAGAATGAGAAAGGTTTACATCACCCTTCCAAGTAACATCTAAATTATATGAATTTAGAATACCACTTGCAAACGCGAATGGGTATCTATATCTCGTAATTCCTGTGTATGTATTCCAATTTTGTTTTGTAATACCATCATACGCCGTTGATGTTACAATCTTCATTATATCACCTAATGCCGGTGGATTTGGCCATAAAGAAGTTGTGCCTTGCAAATGTGTTAATAATGTGTAACAATCTCTCTCATCAAATACCCCATCATCATTTACATCCGCATTATGAAATTGAATACCAGAAGTAAAATACTTACTTTCATCTCCTAATATACCCCTATCTGCAAATTCTTTAAATGCCAAATAAACATCACCAACAGTAATCACACTTCCCAATAAGGTAAGTAAATCACTTTGTGTAATCTCCATAGAAATTTTATGGTATTTGTTTATTCGATTTTGTCCAAATGTTGGATTTGATGTAAAAGCATAATCGGTATTCCATCCATTTACATTTCTTATATTAGCGTTAAAAGCAGATGTTCCATCGGTTATTTTTGTAAGTGGTGAAGGAACATTATACTGAGCCCAAGCCGCATCACTACTTATAAAAGTTACCGGTCCATCATAAGCATCAAATATTTTTACATTTGTAATTGTTGAAGGAACAGTGCTACCAAATGTTCTCATATCAATTAGTAATCGAGAATTACCACCTAACCAACTTGCATTTGGATTTGTATATGAATACTCAACCTGACCTGGATTGATTGTTGCTTTAAATCCACTACCTACAATTGTTGAGGTATCTATTTGTGATGTTAAATCTACTCTACCAATACCATTAAGTGCAACTAAAGCATTGTTTGTATTGTATGTTATATCATCGGTGGATGTTATAATTTTTGATTTAAATTTAGTTTCATCTATATTACTTCCGAAATTAAATGTGAATTGTGCTCTTAATGTGTTTCCGTTTGAATGTATAACACTATTAGAAACGAATTCAGTAAATGTCTGGTCATCGGGATTTGTCCAAGTTCCAAATTCAATTACATAAGCACAACTGAAATGGTTTGGTAAATCGTTCCATTGAGAACCACCACCCCATTTAGTTACAGCGTAATCTTCGTTACCACTGTTATTTGGTTCACCACCTGCCCAGTTATTGTATTGACCTTGTATGTTTCCTGCGGTTTGTCCATTTGATGTTTTGATAAGAGTTCCAGCCTCAGGACCCGCATCTATTTTCCATTGAGCTTCTGTCACTTCATCTGTTAATGCAAACCATATATTACTTTGTGGTACATTATTAAAAATAAAAGCATCTTCATCCGCAGAAGTTATTGTTACAAGATATCCAGTTTGACCTTTAAATGTTTGTTGTGATGATAATGTTTTTGCATTTGTATAAGTTGCTCCCGTTGATATTGGTCTATAAAAGTGTCCATTGTTTGGATTGTAGAAATAACCCGAAGGATTTACGGTTGCTGATACAGATATTTGTATGTTACCGGCAGTTCCCGTTGTGTTTATTTTTAAGGTAGATAATGCGATGTTAATGCCTTCCATTGTTCCGGTAAAAACTAAACGGGTCTTATTACCACTAAAATTAAAACCCGTTGCTGGTGTCATACCATCAAATCGGGTCATATAAAAAGTTGTGCCGGTTGGTGCAGTTGGTAATCCGATTGCAACTAATAGAGTTTCGGTTGCACCAAATCCACTTAACACAAAACCACTAGCATCTTGTCCAGCAGTATTAAGTGTAAATGTTTTGGGTTCGGGTGTCGTTATTGACTGCCCAAACCCAAAAAAAGAAATTAATAAAAGTATAGTTGTAACAAATAGTTTTTTCATATTATTCTACTATTAAATCTATCTTATTTCCAGCAGCATCTACTGCATCTGATAATACAAAGTAGAATAATCCCGCTGTATTTGTTAAATTAGTTTTTGGTGTAAAAATTAATTTGTATGGTGTTCCAGTTTTAATTCTTGCAGTTTTTAATTGGTCAATAGAACCAAATGTTAATCTACCATCTTTATTTGTTGAAAAATTAGTAATGGTAGAACCCGCATCAAATACTATGTTATCCAACGATAATTTGGTTTCATCATATTGTAGTATCACTTCCAATCCTGCTAAATCCGCTTTTGTTAAGTTTGTAGTTAATACTACTTTACCACCTTCCAATTTAGAAGATACACTTAATGTTGCTTTTTCGTATTCTTTTGTTTGATATAATCCAACATTGCTTGTTGAATTTACAGCCATAGATGAAATACCAAATGATGTTTTGTTTAAGGAATTAGTTACATTTGTATTGTTTGCTATATTTTGTGCCACAACTGCCGGATCGGTTGAGTGTGACCAGTTTAAATCACCACCCCAAGCAAATACTGCGTTAGCGGTTTGAGTGTTAGATGTAATTAATACTTTATTTGTCGGAACTCCATTTAACCAACTTTGATTCAATAATCCACTTTGCCATTTTACAGTAGTTGCGGTACTTGAAGGTAACATAGCATTTGAATCTACATTTATTCCCATTATATATGCAAACATATAGTAAGAATCTGATTCATTAAATACATTATCGGTTTTAGTAATGTTTCCAACATTTTTTTCCAAATTTGGATAAGTAAAGTATGTTGGGTTACCATTTATATCTGTTTGAGAAACGGCTAAAAATGATTTATACGCATCTGATACCGTTACTATATTATTCATAAATGTTTTGTTAAGGGTAGGGCCAACAAATACACCAACTGAATCACCAATTTTAAGTGTTGTAAACGTCGCTTCTCCTGTCGCATCTAATGGTAATTGTGCAATTGGTTGTTGTGACCAATCTATTCCTCCACTACCATCAGTTTTCAATTTCATTAACTGAACTTTATGTTCGGTAATCGTTGTATATGTAGAAGGGAATGCCACCTTTACTTTGAAAGAAGATGAACCACCTGCTACATTACCTAACGATATAACATTTCCGGTAGTTGTTATAGGAGATATATAAGCAGAACTTGCATCTATTGAATATGCTAATATTAAATTATGTATATCTTCGTAGGATACATTATCTTTAATAATAAATTTTTGAGATACGAATTCACCACTAATACTTGCATCAGTTCTTTGTATTGTTAATTGCCCAACATTAAAATTAGTATTGGCTACAAAATTCCAAGGTGATGATTGGTATTGTGCATAAAGTGAATTTGCACTTAAACTATTAGCGGTATTAGGTGTAAATTTAAAGTTAGCCCATTCAGTAGAATATGTTTGAACTGAATTACCCTGCGAATAAATTGTAGTATTTGGTAATAGCAATAATGCCTTATTACTATATTGGTATCTTAACCAAAAATAACGTGGAGTAGTTGCAGGATTAGCTCCTCTATCTATAACATATTTTACCGTCAAAGTATCACCTACTCTATATGGGCCAGTTGTCGGTAAAATAGTTCTATTAACGGTTAATTGTGCAAAAAGTGGAGAAGTTAATACTAATAATATTAACCCTAATACGATTTTTTTCATTTTTATTTGGTTGAAAATAATTTGGTTACAAGTTTATCGCAACCTTTCTTCAATGCATTGCTTAAAGAAGTTTGGTTAAATTTACCACCTTGATCTACAATTAAGGTGGACATTGAAATTTCGGAAGATGATTCCTCAACCACTATTTCTTTTACCTTCTTACCATCTTTAAATAAAATACCTTTTAATCTTATTACAACCTCTTCCTCATTGGAGTGGAAAACAGAAATGTTCTTTTTAGTTGTTAATACATCTAAAAATACAATTTGAACCTGTAATTTGTTTACTGCTGATGGGGATAGGTTATAACCTTTTTCTTGCAAATACTCTTCTAATATATTCTTTACACCGAACTCTAAATTTTTATTGCCGGCTAAATTTCCTATCTTAACATTATTGGTAACGCTCTCAACCCATATATGCTCATCTTCATTATACCAAATGTTACCGGGTGAGTTTTTGAAATTACCATCGAAAGTATGAGTAAACCAATTGGAGTAAGTTCGAATTAAATCATCCTTACCCATAAAGGTTAAACTAACGAAAAAAACCTGAATTGAGAGTGCAACGAATACCCAAAGTAGGGCTAATCGTAAAAATGCTGATAATAATTTATCCGATAGAGTATCGACTAATAAATAGACCTTTTGTTTCATATAAATTTTTGTTATGGAAACCTATTTTTCCGATTACTATAACAATTTATGAAACTATTTAAGGAAACTTATTTCTTACAACTATAAATATATAATCTTTATCTTAAATAAATATTAAAAGGATTTCTTTTTATCGAAAGGTTCTTTAGTTTTTTCATCGAACCAATAAAGTGAACGGTGTGGAGGGTCATCTGATTTGTGTTCAGCATCAGATATATAATAAAATAATCTAATTCCATCTCTTGTTATGTGTTCTGGGCAATTTAGTGGATGTGGGTGTCCATGAAAAGCGTATTTGGAATACTCCCATAAAACGAGGTTTCCATTAGTAGGATAGTATTTTTGAACGCAGTGTGTTCTATCTTTATCCCACAATTGTATATCACCATTCCAATTTTCTTCCCATTCAGGATTTAGGTAAATTACTAATGTTAATTTTCTATGAAGTTTTAGCTTTTCATTCCAATTAAAATCAGAATGGACTTGCAATGAATCACCTCTATAACATCTCATATAAGATGCTCCTACAAGCCACGGATCGGGTATCAATCCATCTATTCCCGTAACTCTTTCCAACCAATCTATAAAATACTTTGAATGTAAATCCCCAATAAGTTGATGTGCTATTGGGCAAACATCACCCGCTTCACATAACTCAACCATATGAGAACCATTTCGGGTAAAGTTTTTGAGTAAATGGTTATGCTTTCTATAAGAATCTGTAATTTCGTTTTTCATCGAAACTACCATTTCATCACTCAAAAAATTCTTAAATTCTAAATTAGGAAATGGTGTGGAATTATTCCAAAGTTGATTTAATTCTTTGTGATTCTTATTATTATGAAGGAAATCAGTTATTATCATTATCTGAAATTTCGGCTTTTCTTTTACTTAAATATTGGAAAAGTTCATTATTACCTTCTTTTATAAAATCAGAAAATGTTCTTGAGTATGGTCTCAATTTATCCAAATCATCTATATAACCAAATGAAAGTTTAGTTTGTATATCACTCCTTTCTATTTGATTAAATGTTTTTAACATATTTTCCAAAAAGTTTACTGCAACTAATTTTCTACTTCCACTATATTGATTATCTATAATTTGGATTTTCTCCTCAATTATTTTTGTAATAATTTCTTTTGGGTAAAAATCAGGTGTAAGTATATCTTTATATTCATCAGAAAAACATTTGAAAAAACTAATTCCTATGTTTTCATATTCGTGAACATATTCAATGATCTTTTCAACATCTAAAAGAGTGAGAATTGTCATTACAGAATGAACATAAAATTCCCATTTTGGTTTTTTTATTTTTACTACTTGCTGAATGTTAAAATCCCATTTGGAAAAATTCTGTCCATATCTCAAATACTCAGCAGTTTCACCTATACCATCTTGCGAAAAATAAAAGTGAACTCTATCAAAGTGAGCAATTATATCTAAAAAATTAAACTCCCTAAATGTAATGTTAGTAAAATTGGTATTGTATCGTAAGAATACATTGGTTTTTCCTAATTCAATAAGACGGTTTAAAACCTTATAGTGATTAATATTGAAAAGAGGTTCTCCTCCCGCCCAATAGATTTCTTTTATATCGGTATTTTCAATTAGGAATAACATTTCTTCTAATTGAAGTTCCGAAAGATTGCGGGATTCGGTGCCGGAAAGTAATTCCGATTCCTTTTGATAATTACCGAATTTAGTGAATTCTGCTCTGATTGATGATGATGCAGAACTACCACATATTCTACATTTTAAATTGCATAAATCATTTCGGTAATCAAATGTGATGGGAAGACCTGTATAAGTCCCATCTTCTTTTGTATTATTTATAACTTCATCTATTAGGTATTTGTAATTACCGTTAAAATGAAATTTGTAAGTGTTTTCATAAGGTTGGTTATTACATAGATTACAGGATTCTATTTGTTTTCCCGCAATCATATCCTTTCTCAGCTGTCTTATTTCATCCCCATTAAAGGAATCGGAAAGAGTTGAACCCTTTCCTAATTCTAATGATGAAATACAACATACTCTCCTTTCTCCTAATGTTCCATTATATGTATGTATCCACGGAGCAAGGCAGAAAGCCTCATTTACTAACCCCACCTTATAGATTTAAATTATTATTTTTGAGCAGGTTTTCTTCCTCTACGAGCACCAGTTGAAGTTTTTGCAGCATTTACTACATCTTTAGATTGTTTCGCCACTTCTTTTACAGCTTTGGCTACATCACCTACTTCGGTTGCTACTTTTTTTGCTCTAGTCTTTACTTCTTTAACAACTTCCTTTACCTCTTCAACTTTCTCTTCTACTACATCAGGTATTAAATCACCATCTTTATCTGCAATTTTACCAGATTTTTGAAGAAAGATTACAGTACCTGCTGCGATTGTTACTAAAACTAAAATTAAAATAAACGTTGTCATAATTGTGTTTTTAAGTTATAATTGTAAATATAAATATATTATTTTTTTTGATAAAACTGTCCAAAGAATTCATAGTTTTTGTGGACCGATACCTCGTCTCCTAATGAAATCGCCTCCTTTTCATCGGAATAAATCGCATCAACCGGGCATTCGGGTACACACGCTCCACAATTTATACACTCCGCAGGATTAATATATAGTTGTTTTCCCTTCTTATCTTCATCATTCATTTGAGATACTTCCCACCCCATTCGGTCTGTATAAATGGGCCCATGAATACAATCAATCGGGCAAACGCTTACACAACTGGTATCTAAACAATCTACACATTTATTTCCTATTATAAAACTCATCTGAATCTTTTATAAGTTTTGATGAAGATTGAATTTTATCACCCAATCCATCTGCCAATTCTATTCCCAACTCTTCACACAATTTGGTTTCACCAACTGTGTTTCGATTTTGATCACCTCCATTAGCAAATATATAACGATTAAATTCTTTTCCAATATTCATCATAATCCATTTGATACTACGATTGACGGTTTTTTCTTCATCAATCGCCACCATAGCTCTATCAACAAATCCCAAAGATTCTACAATTAGTTTTCTTTCATCGGCTTCCATAAAAGGTCTACTACCTTTCATTTCTCTTTGGTAATCGTTATTCACAATTACATAAAGAAAATCACCTAACTCCTTACTTCTTTTTAAGTATTCTATATGTCCCTTATGAATCGGATTAAAATACCCACTACAAATTACTAATGTTTTAGTCTTCTCCATATAAAGAATACTTCGTAATAGGTTTTTCTACTTCCTTTTGTTGAACAATTTCCACAGCTCCCTTTCGTGCATCGATATAGAATTGAGTGTGACCATTAGCCTGAAACCAAGCTTCTAAACCATCAGTAAGAGATGGATACACTATACTATTTGAATTAGCATTAGCGAATACCCATCTATCACCAGGTGGAACTCTTTTAAGAATTAGTTCCTTTTGTTCTTTGATTTCAGTTTCCATTAATCAATTACTTGAATAATTTTTGATTCCCTTGCACCAGTTACTTCGTAATCCAATTGAACACCTGAATCTTCAAATTGTTTTACTACTCTTGCTTCCGCTTCAGTAACTGTCATCGCATCTACTAAATAATTTTCTTTTACTTTCTTAATCTTTGTTCCACCTTTGCCACCATCAACTTCGTGGTGAACTGTAACCTGTACTTCGAAAAACTTTGCCATAATTTTGTTTTTAAATTGTTTCCTCAAATATACGAATTATTTTTGAGACCACCAAATTATCTGTTATGATAAATGAATGGGTCTCTTTTTCTTAATTCCTCTAATTTCTTTTGGAATTCTGCTTCTAATTCAGCCTTTCTCTTTTCTTTCTCCTTTTCGGCCTTTGTTTTAATACCCAATAGGGTTCTGATTTTTTCTAATAATTTTTTCATAATTTTTAATTTTATCGTTTCCAATTCCAACCTTTTTTCTTACCTCTCAATAACAAATAGGTTACACCGCTAACAAATGCCACCCCAAACCATTGAGGAGAATCCAACCATAACCCTATCATACATAAGGCAATGACTGCTATAAAACTTAATCCCTGTTCCATATATTATTTATTTAATCTTTTATCTAAAAACACTTTTAATAATTCTGCATATTCTTTGTGTCCAAAATAACCTGGATGTCTATCTGCGGATTTACCATCTAATTCATCGGATATAGTTTTTCGGTTATCAATCGCCCAACTACAAATGTCGTAATTTTTTTCATCATTACCAAATTTAATTATATCCTCTTTATCAAAACATTCCTTAAATGTAACACTATTACCCGTCATTACAAAAATTTTTATACCATTCCACTTACAAAACGAATACAACCCCACAAAATCCCTTTCAATTCTTTTCCAATTTTCCCTTATATTTGCATGATTGTTAAACCACTTCATAAAAATAGGTTCTATCATTTTATCCTCATTAGAAGTTTCGCTACCATAGTATTTGCGAGTAGATGATACGAATTCGCCACTACCCTCCTCCGCATTTATATTTGTATTGAGTATAAAGTATTCCCCAACCGGTCTATAATAAACTTCAAAACGGGATGGATCAGGATTTTCTAATATAAGAATTACCTTATCCCTAATTTCCCAATTATCTAATAACCAATTATACGCCATTCGTACCACCCTTTCAGTTCCACCACCACTCTCCGCTTCATTGAGGTGTGGAATCCCAATCAATTCAGATAAGTGGTGTCCAAAATTCAAACGGGTTCTATCATCCCACTTCTCCACTCCATACTTTTCTTTGTATAAAGGGAATACCGAATCATCCCTTAATTCAGGCCCTTCTAACCCCCCACCTTGTGAATGAGAACAACCATTGATATAAACCCTTTCGTAACCGTAATAACTCATATCTTATTTGTGTATGTATTGATAATCCCACGCATCTTTTTTTACGTTCCTCATCGCCTTTCCAAATAGGTCTCCATTTATTTGAAACCAACAATTGTAACATAACATTCGAAGATTATCCCATTTGTGATTTTTTCGATTTCCATCCATATAATCCAAAAGAAGTGGAACTTTACCATCGGTTATACGGGGTTCATCGTATCCACAATTGGCACAAACTTGCGGCATATAACCCGTTTCCAATAATCTTTTCTTTAATTTCCAATTTGGATATGATGGATTGTTTCCTTCGAGGATGTTTTCTAATGCATGAGACCTTCTACCTTTGTTTAATTTATGTATTCCAACTCCCGCTTCGTTTTTACAATTCTCAAATACCCCATACATCTTTGCGTATTTTTTGTATGTAGGGTATGATACTCCTAATAATCTTGCACAATGTTTTGCGGATTGTGCCAACTTTTGCATATCTTCAATTTCGGATTGTAGAAGTGGGCGGGCTAACTTACCCTTTCTTAGGATGCCACTTTGTGCCGGAGGTCGGTAATTCTTTTCCGCCTCTTCTTTGGCCTTTTTATTGTAATACTCCTGATAGTTCTTATTAAATATGTAAACCTTTTCTACGGGCCTACTTTCCTCATTTTCATTTTCACCCATAACTAATTATTTGTTTAATTATATATATGTGGTGGGTGAAAAAAAGTGTGAAAAACTATCAAAAAATTTTATCTTCCGAAGGACAAGGGAAAGGGGGAGAGTAACCCCCCGCCCCCTTTATCTTTTTTTCCAAACTCCGCTTTCTAATTCAAAAAATTTATCACCATTTCTATCTATGAATTGATAATAAGCTGAATGTAATCCAAACCAATCATCAATATGGTTTAATACATCTTTTGGTTTAAAATTCGAACAACTATATAAATCAAACTGAAACATTGGTGGGGTATCCCTATCCCAAACATGAATACTAGCGTGTGATGTTGCTAATGTTACGGTTCCAGTAATTCCTTCGTTGCCAGGCTCATTTACATAAACGGAAGTAGGGCCTGCTACTACTTTCATTCCTACATTACTTACCAATTGAGTAAACCATATATTCAAAACTTTTTCCGTTTGAGGAGGTGATTTTAAATAACCTTTTACTAAAAGGTGTAGGTGATTGGGTTTAAACATTTTTGTTCCTCCTTATCGCCCTTGTCCGCGATATTTTTTTGGTTTTTGTTCTTTTGGACCGTAACCTTTTTTTGCCTTACCGGATGTTTTCTTTCCGAAAGATACTTTGTTTGCCGAACCTACTGATTTTGCCATTTGTTAAAAACATTTATTAATACAAACTAACATAACCTTATTAACTTATCAAAAACTCTCTTATTACCTTCTTCTGTCAAATGATAATCATTTAACATTTGTTGGTTGTCTATACCCTTTTCTTCAGCCCAATTTTTCCAAATGTATTCTTTATTATCTTCGTAAAATCCATTATAGGATATACTATCAATTAAATCTTTTCTTCGGATAAAAAATTCACTATCTACATTAAATATAGGATTAAATATATTTTCAATTGTAAGTAATAAAAATTTACAACCTTTACTTTCGTTTTGCTTTTTGTTTATTAATTTATTAGCATTAAATAAATCATTTACTAAAAAAATCTTTTCAAATTGAGTGACAAAATTAAAATACATTCTACTATCTTCTAAACTTAAAAACCCATCACCACCTTCACCAAATTTAATTGATGCAGTAGTAATAGGCCCTTTTAAATAATCATCATAACACCAAGTTTGATTCTTTTGTATATTTTTATCAAATGATAGGAATTCTAATCTATTGAACCCTGTCAATTGTAAAATAACAAGCGAATCATCCTCAAATGAAGTTGATGCAAAATCTAATAAAATTGAGTTATTGCCTCTCGCTGAATATGATGAATCTATGAGTTCTAGCCCTAATTCATCTGCGAGTAATTCTGTATATAATTTATTTGGTGGGTATCCATATTGAGATACACACCAATTCTTCCAATCTAATGAAGTAAATGAGCAACCAAATGAATATAACCTTTTCAATTAACTTAATTTATCCTATATAAGCATTTAATTCATATCCATTTTTCATACCATAAACCTGAATATGCAGTTGTTTTCTTTGTTCTTTTCCGCCTCTCAGCAATTCAATAGAAAATCTATTTGTTTTTCCTTCTGATGGTTTCTTTGGCCCAACACCTATTTTTGAAAACGCATCATCATTATTAATTTCAAATCCCTTTTTTTCAGCATAAGCTCTCGCAGCTTCAATAGCTGATGTATATGATTTGTGATATACTTCATAATCAGATTTTGCTTCGCTCATTGCACCCTTAAGTGTCAATTTAGATTCAACTTTATTTTTAGTAAATACATTTTCTTTTAAGGAAGATACTTTTTGACCAAGTGGATGACCAATTGTCATTGATGTATAAAACGATATAGCATCTATAATTTCATATCCGTCCCATTTTGCTTTATTTGCAATTTCCATACCCTTCCTCTCTACTGCATTTTGGTATGATGTTTCACTCTTCGAATCTCCCTCATATTTTGCTTTAGGGAACATTGAATCTACTTTTTTAACTTCACTATGAAAATTAGCATCAGTTAAAGCAGCTTTTAGTATCTCTTTAACAGCCCATTGATGAGTTGGAGTGCCCGCTTTAAAATCCTTTAAATAAGAATCTAAATCACTTTTTACTTTTTTGTTAAATGTAGCTGATTCTGTTAATATATTTTTTAATTTCATTTTATTTCTATTGTTTAGAATCCTATTGAGACTGTTTGATTATCAAATTCTATCCATCTAATTTTTAAAGAAATTAAATCTTTTAAATCTTGTGTATCCATTCTCCAATTTTTCTCTGACATTTTGATATCAACGATGTTACCATGAATACCATCCCAAATTGTATTAATCTTACCACCAAAAAACTTTACAAATTGTTGAACTTGCTTTTGTTTAGTAGAATCCAATTCTTTAAATTCAATTTCAGATGCTTCATTTAATTTAGCTTCTGAAATGTTTTTTACTTTTAATAATTCTTTTAGTTTCATCTTACTTACTAAATTGCGATATTACCTTTTTTTGAATAGGATTACCTGGTTTTCCAACTAATGCCGTTACAAAATCCATTCTATCTTTTAAATTACCCTTTTTCAAAAATAGATATAGTTTGTTTGAATCTATATTATTTTTCTCTAAAAAGCCCTTAACTGCACTTGCTCTTGAAGCAGTTAAACCTGCTATACCATTTGCATCTGCTGATAAATCTTCATGTATATGTTTATGCTCATGTACTCCACCGCATCCACAATCGTGATTTTCGTTACATCCACAATCATCTCCAAGTTTACCTTCAGTTATTGATTCCTCCAAATTCCATTGTTTTTTAGTCATTATACTATGTCCACCGCCAGCTTTCATTACCCATGCGTATGCTTGACTACCCGAACTAAATGTCTTAACTAGTTTAGGCCCTGTTGGTGTCATTTCAAGACCAACATAAGGGCCGGATGCCCATCCTTCGTTTACTGATTCTTTGATTACGACAATTCCATTTTCATCACCTCTTTTGGCAGTTTTGATACCACCTTCAATTGAATCCAATTTATGTCTAACTTTTGATGAACCTTTTACATTACCACTTTTATCCGATGGAACTAATGTTGCTGTAGTATCATCCATAGCAACAATCTTATAGTATTTACCACCATCAATACCTTTTAATCTAGTAAATCCTTGCCCCATAATTACCGAACCTACTTTTAAATCGGTTGGATATTTTGCTTCACTTAATGATTCATCAACAACTTTTCCCTTTTGAGTTAAGAACTTTTTAATATCATCTTGTGCGGTATAAGAAGCAGAACGGGCACCAGTAGTTTTACCAGTTCCGTAATCTCCTCTTCCGAATTGATAATCACCTTCAGAATCCTGCCATATTCCAACTAACTGAAATAGTTTTTTCTCATCGGAACTACTAAATGGAGCAAGTTTACCTTTACCTTTATCTAGTTTCATTCCATCTTCGTACCAATCTTCAAAATCAACTGGGTCATCAAATAGCCAAGTTGGTAAATCTCTTACATTAAATGCCTCGTTTACTGATTCTTTAATTCGTGAATCACCTTTTATTTTTTTTACTAAATCATCAATTGAATCTACCCAAAAATCTTTTCCTCTTAATGGTTTTACCCACCAATCATCCCCACCGGCTTCATAATCCATCATAAAAGTTCCCCACGGCATACGGTCTACAAGTATATCATGTGAGTTTGAAGGCCCTGCTGATTTAAGTTCTATATTACCTACTTTAAGAACGAATCCTTTTTTATTATTTTTTCTCCAAGTATCTCCAAGTTTACCTTCGTTTACCGATTCATTTCTTTTATCTAATGCAAAGTATATCTGATTTTTAACTTTTTGGAATGCATCGGTTGCTGCTTTTTGGTTTCCAACAAATCCCATTTCTAATCCAATTTCATTTGAACGAACACCTTTTTTAGCCAATGCCATAATTTGTGCCGCAATTGGTTTAGATACTACCTGAGTTGGAGTATCCACATGAATAACATGTTTAAATTCTTCCATTATGGTTTCATCTAATCCTAACTGAGCTTCTGCGTCTAAAATTTCATGATAATCTAAATCCTTTAAATCATCTATAATTTGATTTCTACTTGCATTTGGGTTTTTAGATACGGCTGCTCCTACTTTTTTCTTAGCAAATGAACCACCTTTATCATACATTGCCATTATACCTTTAAAATGTGTATCATTAGGTGACATTTCAGTTAGGTTTCTACCATCTTCTGGTCCACCTATTACTGAGCCAAATGCACCTTCCGCTCTCAATACACCTCTTATGATTTCTTTTAATCTTTCTTTAACGTGTGTTGGCAATCCTTTATGCTTTGTGGATGCAAAATCTTTCGCATCAACTTTTTTCATAGTATCCGCTACCTTTTCCACTTCTTTCGATGGTGCTTCCATATCACCTTTTTGAGTAGCGTGAACCATACCCATAAATCTTTGTTGTGCTTTCGATACTGCTGGCATTTGATTAATTTTTAAGTTTTACTTTAAAATTTTGAATGGCTACTTCCAATGAATCATCCCATTCTGGATCTTCGGTGATTTCAAATAATCCCAATTCAGTATCCATAAAATATATAGTAGCACCATCTAATGGGGCATATTTATCATCAAAAATTGCATCAATAAACTTTGCCCCTTTAACTAATGGGTTTTTGGTTACTAATTCAATTTCAGATAAAAATACTATGTTTTCATCATCAATTGTCACCGCATTTTCTAATTTCCATTCAGATACTTTCATCTTATTTTAATTTTACTTTAAATTTTTGCTCTGATAGAGGTAAGAATATATCGTATTCTTCATCTTCCACAATAATAAAACTATCTATTTGATTCGGTGTCATATGAATTAGAGATTCTGCTCCATCTTCATTTACCAACATCGCATCTATTAATTTATCACCTTCGTTAGCATAAGTTCCATCAAATAATTGCATTGATTCTGCGATTTCTGCTGTAATGCTTTTGTGATTTTCTATTTTGAATTCTGAAATAGTCATTTTTTGTTATTTTAGATTTATATATAAATATTAACTATTGTAAATAAAGTTATTTTCTTTGGTTAATACTCCTGTAAGCACTGCAAATCTGTTATTATTTTCCGATAAATAAGGTGTCACCGAATGAGAAGGATTATGTTTAACAAAATCTAAAACCGCAAAATTACCCCATTTAGGTTGTTGTTTGAATTTATTACCTATCACTAATTCACATCCATCTCCATCTACCCAATCTTTATTTAAATATATAAGAATATTACAAACCATATTAGGATTCCCACCATCTGCGTGATTATCTATGTAACAATCTTTGGTAAAATTTGTTACATTTATTAGATTTCTATTGATTTCCCAAATTCTATCCAAAGTTTCCTCACCATAACAATATGTTATAATTTCAGAAAATAATTCTCTTATATCAGGTATCAACTCGGATAAAATTTTTGAACCTTCATTATTCTCATTATTAAATGTATAGAATATTTGCCAAACTCTATCTTTGTATTTTCTTTTTAACCAATCGTTTTTAATTATTTCGGCCTCTTTGAATGTTGAGACGGTAGTACTTTCTATTTTATCGGAAGAGTTCCCAAAATAAGAATGAGTTACTCTTGTATAAAATTCTCTATTTAGGAGTGGGTTTAGTTTTTCCAACTTATTTAATAAAGATGGATTTATTTCAGATAAATGACCGAAATAACAGCCATTCTCTTCTATTTCTTTTATCATCCTTGAACCAATTGAATCTTTTTTCTAATATTGGGATACTTGTTTAATCTTCTTCTTACTGCATCAACATTTTTAGAAGAATCATCTACGAAATAAACATTATCATATCCGTGATTTTTTATTTCCCTTTCAATCCAATCCGCTTTTGTTTCAGGATTATTATCACCTAATGCTACTACAAACACATCCTTAATACCACTATCCTTAATAAAATCATATACGGGTTTATAGGCCGCACGAGCAGTAAGGATATAAACCGCTCTTGAAGAATCTCTTACCATTCTTCTTAATAATTCAAAATAGGCTTTAATTTTAATTGGATTTTTTACTTTTTCGAAATCTCTAAAATCAAACTCATCTCCCGGCTTTTCTTTATATACTGCGTATTGTCCAGGTGTTAATTTAGATTTCTTACCATCTTTATGTGTGATATAGATATAGGAAGATGTTTTGACGAGGGTATCATCAAAATCAAATACTCTTAACTTTTTGTCTTCTACAAATAAACTTCTTGCTATCATTAGCCATTAATCACTTTTTTGGTTCTAGCCTTTTTACTCAACTCCTCATTTTCAACTCTTAAAAAATCAACTGTCACTTTAAGCTCTGCAACTTTTGATGTTAAATCTAAAATCATTTGACGAAGTTGTTCTTTCTCCTTTGAAGATTCTGCTAAAAGTGCTTCTAATTTTGAAATTCTATCTCTGCAATCGTGCTTAATAAAATCTTCATCTTTATCTTTTTTTTCAGCTCTTTTTTCATAGTATCTCCAAGCAGATGTCCCCCCTAATACGGTAATTGCTGTGATTAATACTGAATATACGTTTTCCATAATCGATTAATATTTTGGGCCCATATTGCCCTTTTTCATTGAATCAGCCCAAATTTGAAACGTCTTCTTTAAATCGGAAGGTAATTCTTTATCTCTAATTGTTAATGAACCTTGTGGGGAAATATGTGCAATAATTTTGTAATCACCATGTTCTTCTTCCGCTCTATTCCATATTGTTAAACCGTTTCCCATATATCCAGAACCGATGTCATATTTTTTTGCTTCCTCTACTCTAGAATGAATTGGTTTACCTATTACGGGTGTTTCTACAATTGAATGAACTATATCAGTTAATCTTCGCCCTACTGATTCTTTAAATAGTTTATTGATTACACTACCTGGTACATAATCAGGTAACATCTTATCCAAATCTTGTGGAGAAACGGCTTTTAATTTTTCAACTTTATCCGCAAAACCTTTCGTTTCAGAATGTTTTCTCATTCTATCTGCAATAACTTTGCCATCAACTTTTTTATCAGAAAACCCGGTTTGAAATTCTTTTAGTGATTCTGATTTAAATGGGTTAAACAATCCTCTACTATTTACTTCTTTTTCAGTAGATGGTGCAACTTTTGCGTTTTGCTGATGTTTGTGTTTAATCGGATTGTATTTTTCCAATTCATCAACATTAACATTACCATCCGCATCAGTTTTTACCTCACCATACTTATCATCTCCCAATCTTACAATACCAACTGTTTTAGTTCTTTTATTGTAAACTAAATCATCTTTTTTAAATTTACCTTCTTTTAAAAATTCTTCTTTAGATAAAACTCTAATTTCATCAAACTTAATTTCGTTTGTTCCATATTCATGATAGTTTGATGATGCCTGTGAAATGAAGTTTTCTGCATTAGTAATATGGTCTTGAATCCAAGCAGGTATATCCTTTTCGTTTTCACCCATTTTGGCTTTTAATTCAGTTGCCATCTTAATGATAGTATCCAATGAACTTTGAGCCATTGAAACTTCGTGATCTTCCTCCTCTTTTACAACGGTCTCAACTTGTGGTTGAAATGCTCTTGCATAAGGGTTAGAAACAACCTGTCCTGGCTGAACACCCATACCTTTCATCAATTCTTTAAGATTCATATTCATAATACTACTTATATTTGCTTAATATTTTATATGACACTTCTGCCATTTTCTTTAATCCCATTTTTAACATATTCTCCTTATTCACATTAGATAATCCATTGTAAATATGTAGAATTGCATTAGCGGTTTGAACATCCACCAACATTGTTTGTCCGGTTTTTTGGTCTTTTACTTTTGCTGCCGAATGGGAATCTACTATATTTTTTAAAGTATCAAGTATAGAACCCTCTTTATCATTTGCTTCATTTCTACCTAACTTATCCTTCATCTTATTCACATCATCTTCCGAAGGTGCTCCATTAATATATCCATTAGGTAAAGATAATCCTGTTCCTATACCTCCTGGCAATCCTTCAGTATGCGGTGCTTTAATACCATACCCTTTTTTGTAATTTGAAAGGGTTTGTAATGCATTTTTTAATCGGTCTTGAAATAATTTTTTTTGTTCAGGTGATTTTGTAGCTGAAAGTTTACTTTGTAATGCTTTTATTCTATTATTAAGGTTTTGTATTTTATCACCTTGCTCTGATTCCTTTAGATTTTTATATCCCTCTACTACTTTATTTATCGCCTCTTTTACCTGCTCCTTATTTAATCCTATTACCTTTATATCTCCATTTTCGTTTTGATAAAGAGCGTGTTTTAACCCAATTTCATTAAAGTAGGTCATCAGCTTTTCACCAATCAACTTCCCCTTTAATTCTTTTGTTTGTGGTAAACCTTGCGCAACATGCTGAGGTTCTTCTCCTTCGGTTTTCCAACCTCCTCCGGCCGCTTTGTATTGTTTGGCAGCCCAACCATTAGCATACGCAGATGGGTAAACATCGAATTTCTTCTTTGCCTGTGATACATAGTATTGCCACTTTGAGGGGTTAGTGGGAACATTCTTTTCCAAAAATAAAGTAATATTTTCTTTCATATTCATATTGTATATAAATATATCTTTTTTATATTAGAACTATGCGGGAGGGTTGAAATCTTTTTTACCACTTTTATCCCATCTTACTCTTATTGGCTTATCACCATCTGTCTTTTCACCGCCTTTTTTAGCATCTCCTCCGGCTTTTTGCGCGGCTCTCTTTCTATTAACAAAATTAGCTCTACCTTTTTTACCTAATTTATCTGCTGCTGCAGAACTTAAACATGCAGCATAGGCTTCTCCTTCTTCTCCTGCACCACATTTTCCTATTCTCTCTCCTTTACTATTATATCTATCCCAGCCTCCGCCACCTTTACCACCCCACTTACCTTTACCAAACCATTTTCTAAGGTCTTCATTTGTCGTAAGTGAATGTGATGATGGTAATATATTAATACCAACTTTCTTACCCAAATAAATTGTTATAGGAGTTATTGGAATTGGAGATGGAACAAACTTAAATGAAACTAAAAATAGTATTTTCACAACATCTTTAGATTGTGATTTTAAAAATCTTTTTTCTGCTTCCGATACTTCCTCTCCCATAATCATTCGTTGGAATATATGTAGAGCAACTATTGTTTCTTTCTTTTCCCTATCGGTAGCACTTTTAAATTCTTCCCAATTATTTTTTACGAAATGCTTTGTTTTTTCAAGCCAATTTATCACTTTATTTTTTGTATTTGATACCAAATCTTCATTTTTTTCTCTACCTGCACAATGTGCTTTTTGAGAAAATCCTTTTGGATTATCACAATCAATACTATTTTTGTATTTGGTAGACCAACTCATATACATAAATATATGATTATCTTTTTTAACTTATCTGAAACGAACCTATGTTTTCGGATATAATACCTTTTAAAGGTAGATTTATTGAATCATAATCTTCCGTCAATAATAGAGTATCCTCTAATCCTACGTCAAAAAGAGTATCGGTAATAAAATGTTCGGTATTTGTAAGTGTAGGCTCACCGGTATAATAAAAATAATGTGGAGCTCGTTGTTCTTTTAATTTAATAAGAGTTTCAAAGTTTTTCGCATTGCACCAAAGAGCAAACATATTCAAAAATGTTGGCTTTATTGGATAGTAGGGTTCATTAGTTCCTAAATAGAATTCATTATTATGCCACCAAACATCTACCCAACAATGTAATCCCATTCTAATTACTTCTTGTATCTGAAAAGGTTTATTTTCCTTTTTTTCTTCTACACCGAATATATTACCTCTTAAAGAAATTAAATACATTTGTCTAAATAATAATCAGATTTTGTACTTACTAATTTGTGTTCGTAAGTATTTTTATTCTTTACATTAAATGTAAAATTTTGAAAATCGAATGTGCTCCCAACTCGCACTTGCTCATTAGAAATAAATGAAGATATATTAGCTAAAAGAGAAAAATCATCATTATTGAATTTAGTGACATCTTTAACCAGTATCATTATATCATTTTCTCTTACACAATTAATTGATTTAATTTTTTTGGATAAGTTTATTTTTGTATCTATTTGCTGCTCTCCTATCACATTAATAAAATCACAATCAACATATAAATTAGAAACGAAAGGTTCAACACTTTTCAATAATTCAGCATTACAATTTGATATAATTAACCCAACATCGTATGTGTGAGATTTCTTATCTAAACTCAATCTTCCCCATTTTCTAACTTTATTAAGTATAGATTTATTTTCTATAATCTTTGTATTGTTCTTATGTTCTTCCGAAAATCTTGATGTCTTTGAAACAAAATGATATACAATACTATCTAAACTTACAATAGTTTTAATACCTAATAATTCTAATCGATATAATATATCATCATCTTCACAAAACATCGGTGAATATAAATTATCCATACCACCTATTGAAAGATATATACCTCTATGTTGGGCTATAAAAAATGCAGAACCGTTTGATGTTTTATCTTTGTATTGAGATTGAGTTTCTTTTACAAATTTTTCTAAACCTACATAATCAACCTCATCAAACTCTAACCCAAAATCTTTAATAATTTTACCTGGTCTATCATGTCCCGCAAATATAGGAGGTTCAATTGTTGTGTATGAAACTGCGGTAGATTTGTTAAGGTGTTTTTCTATATTTTCTAACCAACCCCCTAACATCACTATATCATTATGACAAAATACTATGAATTCTTTTGTAGCGATTTCGGCACACTTATTAAATGTATCCGAAAATGTTTTTTTATCATCTGAATAAAAGTATTTTAGATTAACATCGTTTAGGGAATCCAACCATTCATGTGTCCCATCGTTAGAACCATAACTTACAAAACATAATTCTTCATTAGGATATATTTCTCTAAACCTTTTGTAGAATTTTTGAGAATAATCCAAATTATTTTTTAACCCTACTAATGTAGAAATGTTCATAATTACTTTTTATTTAGTATTATTTCAATTCTTTCTTCCAAAGTATATTTTGGTTTGTAGATTGAATTAAATAATGTTGGGTCACAAACTCTATAAGATACTCCAATCGGTTTTTCTAATAAATGCTTTATTCCTTTTGATGGAGTATGGCCACTTATTTGAAACATCGTTTTTGCCAATTCATTAAAAGGAGTTGCAATACCACACCCTAAATTTAAGGCATCTAATTCAACATCATTATCAACAACTGTCATAACTGCCTCCACTATATCATCCATATGAATAAAATCTCTTACTTGCGTTCCATCACCCCATATTTCAAATTCATCAACCTTTCTTTTAATTCTATCAATAAATGAGGGGAATGGATATGTTAAATCTTGATCCTCGCCATATCCACTAAATGGTCTGAATACATAAACTTTAGTTCCACTTTCTTTAACGAATTTTGCCAAGTATTCACCTGTTAATTTAGACCAACCATAAGTGTAATCAGGTAATCTTATATCATCTAAATTAATATCGCTTTCTTTTAATCTATATTTAGAATCTGGATGTTGCAAATATGTTGGATATGCCGCGCTACTACTAAAATATACAACTCTCTTTTGTTTTGTTTTAATCACCCAATTGAAAAATTCCGAATCAATTGATAAATCGGTAGCAACTGATAATGGTTCTTTTTCAATTGTTTCTCTTCCACCTACAATTGCAGCCAAATGTATGATTAAATCAAAGACCTCAGAAGATTGTTTAAAATAATCTCTACAATCATTTCCTTCTTTTAAATCTACTCCTATAATTTCATTTTTATCACCAAAGTATTTTAAAAAAGACCTTCCTACAAATCCTAAATGTCCAGTTATTAATATTTTCATCGTATTATTTTATTGTATAATTCAATGTGCTGTTTTGCTACATTTTTTGAATCACATAGTTCTTCTATGTTTTCAGGTTTATTTATATCAATTGAAACAATGTCACCATTTTGATTAATAATATACATATACCCATTTACTCCACAACACCAACCTTCTAATGTTGTTCTCCCTAAAAGAATTCCCGCAGTAAAATCCATATTTTTTACTACGTTTTCAGTATCCCATCTTTTATCTATGTATTTGATGTTGGGGTGGTTAAAATTATATTTGCTTTCGCTCATCAAATATAAATCCCAATCTTTATCTATACAGTTTTTTACTAAATGGGAGACTGCTTTAAATCTTATATTATCTAAAACTTCTCCAACAAATATTCCTGTTTTCTTACTATACTTTGATTTATCTTTATCATTAAACCTATCTCTATCTATGGGATTATAAATTAGTGATATATCAGTTGGATTAATTTTATAATTATCTATTAATGATTTTTTAATTGGCTCTCTTATAGCGATATAGTGATTTATTCCTTTATTCAAAATAGGAGTTTCACTTCTTATTTCCGAATGTATAATGCTTATTTTCGGTATATTATTATTAAAGTATTTTAATATAAATTGGTTTACCTCTGGCTGGCTTGCTACTATTAAATCGTAATTTTGATTTACATCTATATTATGTAAGTCGCATTGTTTAACATTATTCTCCTCTAATTTTCTTCTTACTAAATCACCCCTATCAATGTCTCTTAAAGTAAAAAGGGTTACATCGATTCCTAATAGATTTAATTCTCTGGCTAATTCATAATGATATAATTCACTTCCCCCTAATCCATTTACATTTAAACAACTCAATAAAACTTTCATAAATTTAATTTAAAAATTACATTTATCAGGTTATCAAATATTATATCATATTTTTGATTTAGTGAATTTATAGCGTTTTGTAAAATAGGGGTATTACCATTATATTCAAATATGATAAACTTTGGGAATATATTTTCATCTATCATCTGATTCAAAACTATTAAATCATTCCCTTCAACATCTATACTTGCTATATCAAAATCCTTATATTTTACTTTTTTAAGAATGTTTGAAAGAGTAGTAGTTTTAATTATTTCACTATTATAACGAACACCTCTATTCGTTTCCCAATAATTTTTATCAATATGGTTTAATGTAGAAATTTGATTAACACCTTCATTATGCAGAGAACCTAAATAAATTTCCTTCTCACCCTCTTCTAAATCTATTGCATAATCGAATATAGTTACTTTATCATTTTCTTTATACAATTCATTTAATTTATTAACACAATCGGTAGTAGGCTCTATCAACACCGCTTCCCACTCGTAATTCTGAATAAATAATCTTGAATTTGAATATGTTACACCATCATTTGCACCAACATCTAAAAACGTTCCGCCTCTTTCTAAATTAAATTCCTTTAAGTGTGATAAGATTAATTCATCTTCATTGTGTTGCGAGTATCCCATTATTCTTCAATTAAATCTTTAATTTTATTTACATCATTTAAGAAATCAAATCCTCTTCTATAATCCATATATTTTTGTTGGTCAATATATGCCACCGAAGCCGCATCAACATACTGTGAATCTCTTTCCGCTTTACCATTATCAGGATGAATATGTTCAAATACAACATCATCAAAATATTTTATAATTTGGCAACTATTACCCAAATCTAACCAGAAATTATCTGCATACATATGAATCAGAAAATTCGGCACCATAAATCCTAATTGATTAATTATGTTAGATGTTAGGCAAACTGCGGTAGGTAGTTTAGCTCCTTGTAACAAATCATTACCGTAAGCTATTCCTATATTATTATTTTCTTCAAAAAATTGTAAAAATTTTGATTCCCATTTTGTTTTAATAATATGGTCATCTCCAAAAAATGCTATACATTTATACTGGTTGGCATATTTCAAAGCAATTTGATTAAGTGTTGGAATCATTCTAATACGTGGATTAATTTCGTATATAACACCGTCTCTAATTGGATACTGATGTGAATCATCATCATCTAATGCTATACATAAATCACTAAACCCTTCGGTATTTTCCTTCCAATTTTCTATAAACCTATCTACATTAGGGAATCTTTTGCTATCACCACTTCTAGATGGGACTACAATTAGAATTTCTTTTTTCATATTATTAAATTTTATCGTAAAAATCGTTTTGTTTTTCTTGTCTTTCTATTTCCTTGTGATGATATAGTGAGTAATTTTCATCTGATGGGAAATTTGTAAAAGTTGTGTATCCGGTTATTCTTTCATGCACTTTTCCATGCCATTGAACTTCTTCGGTATTTTTGTAAATACGAGTTTGATAATCAGGCCAATTTACCCAACCTTTATCATCAACTTTCCAACCCCATTTTTGAATATGTGATTGAGTTAATCCTTCTACGGTATTCACTCTTGGAACAAAAATTATATCAACTTCATTTATAGTCAGAATTTGTTTTAATCTCTCTAATAAAATTTCCGATGGTTCTTCATCTGCATCAATTTGAAAAATGTATTTTCCTTCACAATGTTCTTTTAGATTATTTTTAAAGGATGCAAAATCTTTATTAAGAGGAAATGATATAATCTTAATTTGTTTTTGTATATCACTAATTATATTGAGATAATCCACAACTTCTTTTGTAACTGATTCACTATCATATTGAATAACAACCTCATCCTCGCTATCTATACGCACGAGGAGAAAGTTAATTAATGAGGTGAGTTCTTTTAACTCATTACAAACAGTTATAGCGTAACTTATTTTCATACTTAATCTTCGTTGTGGTGTTTTTCAGAATGTTCTTCCGATTGAACCGGCTTATTATTTGTTGAATTTGTATAACTCCAAGCACTACCACTCGGATAACCATATGCAGTTGATGTACTTCCAAATCCAAATGGTGGATTAGAGTATGTAATAGAACCATATCCAGGCGTAGCTACAATAGTTCCACCACTACCAGATGATGTTAGTGTTGTACCATTTGTATCCGGTTGACACGTTATCCTATATGGGTGGTATGGGTCTACATAATGTGGATGTTGCCATACAGGTGTTGTATTGGGCGTTCCCCATCCACCTTCTCCAATTGGAGTTCCTATTTTCGGTTCATCACTTACTTCTTTCAATTTATCTTTTAATAAATCCCATTGTTTCGGAGTAACATTAAATTCATGCACTCCTTCGGTAAATCCTTTTAACCAAAGGACAAATTCTTTAGATGTCATAACTATGTGTTTGGTTGTGATGTCTGATTAATTACTTCTATTTTTTCCGCAATACTCTCAGGCGGTGGTTCTAAATTAATTTCTTTTTGTTTTATTATCTTTTCGACCTTCTCTTCCTTTTTTAACTCCTGTGGAGTTTGTTTAGGTTTTTCTAATTTCTTCTCCTCATCAATTTTCTCTTTATTAGTATAACCTCTAATCATTTTTGATTTTATATAAGACTTAGTTAATTCAACTTCTTCAACTGATCTTATTGAAGCCATTTTGTATTCTCTATAATTACCATCGTATATTAAAGGTTTCTTTTTTAAGATTGTAAATAGAGGTTTACCATCTAATGGAAATTGTCTTAAAAGAAATCTAAACTCTTCTGCTTCATCAATTTTTTGTTCACTAATTGAATCAGTAGCCGCTTCTAATGCATAAAAGAAATTACGAGGATTTACATGCTTTAATTTTAGTGCAGGAAAATAGTAATGAATCATACCTTTTTCATCTTTACCTCTAAATTTTCCTATTAAAAAAATGTAAGTAGTATCTAATCCTGCCAAAACTTTTGTTTGAGATGGGTCCGCATATTTATAAACTTGTATTTTGTAAAAATTACCAGGTTTCATAATAGTTGTCGAAACCTTTCTACTTGTCTTAAACAATTTTCCCCATAGAGGTAGATATATCCTAGATTCTGCCATTTTTTAGAATTCTGGTAGTATTAAATCAACATGCTTTGCAACCTTTATATGTCTATCACAAATACCTTTTAGGGCCTCTGTCATTTTATTATGTGAAAACTTATTTATATTATCCCTACCTAATTTTTTAGATTCGGAGAGGTATTTATCATAATTATTAAACACATCAATTAATTTGAAAGCCGCATTACTATAATTTACATAAAACCATTGTGATTCAGGTAATAAAAATTGATTTGAAGCTGATGGGTCTACATTTTTTAATTCACCATCTAATAATACTGATTGTTTATCATTTAGAAAATCTAATTGACCACTCCAACCACTACTTATTACTGGTTTTCCTGTCATACTAAATTCTAATAGAGGTCTTCCAAATCCTTCACCATGTGTAAATGAGATAGTCGCTTTTACTTTTGGATGATTATATAACTTCCACATATCATCAGGTGTTAAATCACCATGTATAAGATAAATTGAAACATCACTCTTAACCTGAGATGCTACCTCTTCAACTTTTCGGAGAATTTCTTCTCTATCTCTAATTGAAAATCCCGCTGATGAGGTTTTGAGTATTAGGGCAGGTTTCTCACCCTTCGTTCTACTAAATGCAGAAAGAAATGTTTGAATCATTCCGCCTACATCTTTTCTATCATGATAAAGATTTCCTTGTAACCAATGGCCTACGAATAAGAAACAAAAGTTTTCTTTAATAGAATCTAATTTATCCAAACCATCTAACTCTTTGTAATCAGTTCCTTCAAATAAAACTTCTACCGGCTTTGAAACTCTATGTTCGGTTATTACCTGTTGAGTGGTTTTATCCCTTTCTGTCCATTGTGTCCCAGCTATACCTGATTTAGAATGCTGTGAAGTTGTAATAACCAAATCCATTCGGTTACACCCATCAACCCAATCCTTCGGTATTACAGTCGTTTCAATTCCAGCGGTAACCCCTATATTAAATTTTCCTACTTGTTGAAATTCATTTGGAACTGTCATCTGAACATATACATCAGGTTGTATATTTATTTCACCAACAATATTATCTAGTATCCATTTATGAAATTCATCGTTTGGATTAAGTTGATCCATAGGGGTTGCTCCCCATCTCGTTGAAACAATCTTAATGTCATAATAATCTAAATCTCTAAATGATTTGAGTAAATCTCTTGCATGATCTCCATATCCACTCCTAGTCGCTATTGGAGCTTGATATAATAAAAATGGTTTAGCCATTCGTAACTTATTTTATTTTATATAATTCAAATCTTTCTTTTGGTTTCCAATTTTCAAAGGCCCTTTCCATCCCTTTAACCATTTCATCCGCCATTCTTTGTGAATAGAATCCGTTTTCTGAAAGGATGAACTCTCTACCTTTTAATCCCATTTCTTTCCTTTTTTCTTTCGGAATGTCATACCAATACTTAAATGCATCTGCTAATTCATATACATCTATTTTATCATCTATGATGTAAGGAGTTGGAACTGAACCGTTCATATTTTGAGCCCTTGCCCACAATGGCTTAACCCATTCTCCATGCTCTACTTTATCTTCCCATTCTCTCCAATCATGCAAAGAACCAATCTTAACATAATCTTCTGCGGTTAATAACTTTCCATCCAATTTAAATCCACATTGGTCTTGCAAACCACCTGTCACTAATAAGATAGATGGAACACCTGCCATTATACCTTCACAAGTCGTTAGGCCAAATCCTTCATTACCGGCAATGTTCACCGATACATCACAAAGATTTAGTAATTGATTTATTTGTTCGGTAGATAATCTATTCGTTGAAAATTTAATTTCTGCATCAGGTGCTAATCTTTTTGCAACGGCAACTAAATCAGTTCCATTTTCATCGACCGGCTGTGTATGCATCAATAACATCACCTTCTTTCTCTTTTCCTCCGGTAATTTATCTAAAAACTTTTGGAATGCCCAAATAACATCTGATGGTTGTTTTCTACGAATGTTTCTATTTGACCAATAAACTACGAATTCGTAATCATTACCTGCAAATAGTTTTTGTTTCAACTCATCACTACTATCTTCTAATGGTTTATACAATTTTGATACACCATGTGGAACATAACTTACTTGCCAATCTTCCAACGGCTTCCAAGTTTTCCCATTTTGTAATGCACCGGTTCTTTTAACAATGCCATAAGTTTGCTTAGAGATACAACCCAACCAATCACAACTTTCATAGTAATCTCTATTGTAGTGTGGATCTGGCAAATCATCCCAAATATGGTAGAAGAAAATTGGACAAGTTTGTCGAATTTCATGCTCCATATCATACAACCAAATCCAATAACGAGGGTCGGTAAAATGTAGGATAGCATCTATTTTGTGTTTAGATAATAGGTTTCTAATTAAATCCGCATTACCATATCCACTATTAGGATAAAGTATTACACTAGCATCTTCAACACCACTATGCTTTTTTACATCATCGGATACATCAATTATTTTCCCAACTTCGGGATGTTGAACGGCTGCTGCAACCTGAATCCAATTGTATTTGCTTACGGAACCTAAAACTATTTCTTTTGACATAGTAGCTATACCACTATGCATTCTTAAATCATCTGATAGAAGAAGAATTGTTTTTTTATTATTCATAAATTAAAACTGTGAACCAGAAATTTGTAATTCTGAAAATGAATCAATTTTGTTTTTAAAGTTTGGGTCTTCTACATACATTGTGAGAGAACGATTTACTAATTTTTGTAAACTCATTTTGTCATCAATTGTAACCCTTTTGAATTGCGAATAAAGATCTTTAAGAATCTTTACACTCGTTAGTTTAACATCCATATTATTATCTTTTGTATATATAAATATATATATATTTTTTTTCCAAAAAGATAATTATTTCCAAAAAACTTGTATCCCTAATATGGCGGAAGCCAAAATTAAGCAAATGAATGTTTTTACGGTAATAGGTTCTCTAAAAATTAGTATGCTAAGAGATACGAATACTATTATACCCACTCCAAATCCAATTAGACGGGAGGGCCATAATGCTCCATCAAATGCGTTTACTAAATGGTTTACCGATTTTAGATAGAACCACATTCCTGGCATTGCACTTATTATAATCAATAATGGGTATTTTTGAAACCATCCAAATTTTATACTACCTTGTAGTTGTAAAAAAGATGTAATTTGGCCAATTATTCCCCATAGTATTCCTTTAATTAACTCCACAATGAACAAATTTTTCTCTCCTTAAACTCACACCAATCACACTGCTTCCCTTTGTTAGTTGGATAATCTACATCTTTATATTTTCCCTCTTCATCAAATACACTCTCTACGAAATCCATAAACCCTTTCCATGCTTTATTGATAGAAGGTTTACCACTCGCAGGAACGTGCTTTGAAATACGAGGAATTGGATAATCAGCATCTTCCTTAACTTTTCTTTTAAGGATATGAAATTCTACATTAACCTTATCCTCATCTATCTTATACTTTTCAGCGTAAAACTTTTTGTATAATAAGATTTGTGCGTTCTTAATCGGGTCTGCCTTTTGGTATTTATTCCAACCGGCAGTTGATGTTTTAAAATCTATGATGGTAATTTTCTTTGTAGCAATTTCTCTGATAATAATATCGACAAATCCAATAAAGTGCACATTCTCTTTAATAGGCATATTAAGTGGTAATTCTATTGCCACCAATTCATATCCCTTTTTAGAAAAGAACAATACTAATTTACTTTTAAAGTATTGTAGTATCTTTCTACCATCACCGAAGAATTCTTCTAACTCTTCTTTTGTGCAAGGAAATTCATTCTCTCCTAACTTTTCTTTTTCTTTATTAAAGTTTTCAACTAATCTATCTTTCAACAACATATCCAAATCCATTGCCAACGCCGATGATTTAGTTGCATTATACATTACATCTAAAAACTTTTGTAAGGTTTCATGCATTGCTGTTCCGAAAATCAAATGTATGTTAGCATTTGAAATAGATAGCCCATCAATATAAGATAGCTTATATTGTTGAGGGCAAGATGTCCACATTGAATATTGAGAAAAAGATACTCTTGCCATTATTTCTTTTTGGTTTTAGTTTTTGTAGATTTTTTTTCTTTTTCTACTTCTCCATACTTTGTTTTTAAGTAAGTGAAGTATTCATCACCTTCTTTGATATGAGTGAGAATGTTGTAGTAATCAATTGCTGTATTTTTTGAACAATTGTATTCTACCATAATCAATTCTACTAATTTTTCATTAGCAGATTCCTCACTCTTTCCCTTAATATAACGAAGGTATTGCTTTCCTTTCGGTAAAACTCCTATCATAAAAAGATAGTAAAGTTTAGGCTCCATTGTTTGAGTTAATGGTTGAAATTGGGCAATGGTTTCTACAAAATCATAGTTCATAGAAAGAAATCTATGAATCATATAATTACTCCAAGTCTTTAAATCTTCTTCGGATAATTTATCGAAGTAATTAGGATCTTGGTCTTTTGTTATAGCGTTAAGATGGTCGAAAAGCGTTTTAGCCATTATCCAGCAATATATTTGTTATAAAATTCTAATTTAAATTGAGAATACCCAATTCTGCAGTTTTTTTCCCAATCATCCATCCCACCATCATCACTTACCCATTTGTAAGAAACTATCGGTATTTTGAACTCTTTGCAAACTCTCGTAATTGAGTATAATTCCATTTCAAATATACTACATTTATTTAACAATTCCAACTTTTTAGGGGGAAAGTTTTTAACCTTTTCCTTCGTAATAAAGGTTTCGGATGTGAAGCAGCTAACTCCTTCATTTTCAATCTCTAAATAATCCCCATCCTGGTCGAAAGGGGTGATAGAATAGGGAACTAATGGTTCTGCATCCATATCACCATTATATACATCTTTAACCTTTAATAACATACCCTTATCCATACTAAAACTCCCACAGCTACCAAAATTACAAACTAAATCAGGTTTGTGTTCCAATATGCCCATAGCCGTTTTATATCCAGCGTTTATCTTTCCAACGCCAGTATGAATAATCGGATAATCAAACAAAGTATCATATCCATCTGATTCTTCTTTTAATGCACAAACAAATAATACTTTCATACTCTACTACAATTCTAATGTTAAATTACTTTGAGGTTCTTGTGGAGGAGGTGTCTTAACTTCTTGCTTTTCTTGTTTTGGTTTTCTAAGTTCTGCGGGTATCAACTCATCAACGGGCTTTCCACAACTTCCGCATATCAATATATCAAATGGTAATACCGCATCTTTTGTTGTCCCGGTTACCAATTTTGAAAATTTCTTAATAATAGCTGCGGAGATAAAATACTCACCTCCACAATTTGAACAATTAAAATCCTGTGCCTGTGACCAATCTATTTTTGGCTGAGGTGGTAATTGTTGGTTTCCTAAAATTTGTGCCATAGTTTTTGTTTTTATTTTTTAATGTTTCTTTTTAATACTTCAAATATTTTTTCGTGTCCATTTTCATTAGGATGACACGGATCGGGAGTTCCATAAGGTCTATCCGGCATTAACCATTCTTTCCATATAGTTGTATCATTACCACTATATAATGGTTCAATTAGAACATCAGTTATTTTATTTTTTTCATCTATCTCATCGATGAAGAAAAAGTTTTCATCTTTAAAAGTGTTATAAAAGCAATTTTTAATTTCACTTTCCTCTGTCAAAAATCTTACCATCGATTTAGCGAAAAATGTAGAATTCCCTACATAATAATCTTTGTAATTTAGTTTATATCCCATAATAGGAATTGGTATATCAAAGAATAAGTGTTCTATCTCATTTTTTTCAAACCATTTGTGAACTAAATAAATCGAATAACTGTTTTGTTTAAATAACTCTTTTAGATAATCAACCCATTTTGTGTGGTCAAAATCTTTTTTGTAATGCCAATACTTTCTATTGTAGAAATTTTCGTATTCAGTCCAATAACCTACCCAATCATCTATTCTTAAAATCTCTTCCTTTTCCCCATACTCTTCTCTAAAATCATCAACCCTAAAGCTATTAGAGTTTACTTCTTTAAAAAATCTATTACCATAAAAAGGATTAGGAATAAGGTCTTTATCTATTTGTCTTTCGAAATATGTAGTCTGAAATAATACCAAACTATTCTTATAAAATTCTATTGGTTTATTCATTAGAGTATTACTCCCTACTATATTACCTGCACCACTAATTGATAGGTTAATTAGTGGAACTCCTAACCAATCAGCAATTCTTTGCCCATAGATTTTATCCTTATCAGCATTTAATCCATAACTGATAGAACAACCCCATAATATAACTTTATCTATTTTTCCCATATCCATATTGGTTCTCCAAATGCTTGATTTTTTCCTTCTTCCGCTTGCTTCTTTGAATCATCTGAATAATAATCACTTACGGCAGTTCCAGCACCTCCGCTGTTGGGTCTTTTCGTCATTTCCATGCCAATACACCCTCTATATTTTAACCCCCTAGAATGGAGGAAATCATTCATAGCGTTGGTTATATCTACATACCCACCATCAGGTGCAGAAAACACATCTGAAATGTTTACGGCTAAGATTCCACCCTTCTTCAAAGTCGGAATCATTTTCTCTAATGCCTTATGTAAAAAATTAGTATTCCAATCATCTATTTTTTTATATCTCAAATAAGATTGAGTATCGTGATCTGAATACCTTTCAGTATTGAAGTAAGGTGGTGAAGTAAAAATTGTATCAAAATAATTTTCATATTCCGAATAATCTACATCTTCCGCCGGTTGTGGAATAAATGTAGCTCTTTTTTCACTCTCAAAAAATGTTTGATTAAACTTATAGTATTCTTCTTGCAAAAGATAGTGTTGATGATTATTTAAGTTCGGGTCTATACCAACATAATGTTTAGTATTATCACCCGCATAAAATCCTGCAAATCTATCACCCCATCCTGCCGAAAAATCTAAAATGTATTCGGATTTAAAATAATCGTAAAGTGCTTTTGCAACATTTGGTTTGAATTGAGATGCTACATATTTTCTCAAATTCATCGCCATCTTTAAGGTATTAATGCTTACATCAGTTAAAACCTTATCTAATGTAAAGAATGCTCTTACAATGGTCTTTATTCCTTCAACTGTCTGCCACGTTCTCCAACCGGATGGGCCTCTTACCCAATCAACTTTATATCGGTTCTCTACGTGGAATTTATTGGATGCTTTATTACCAACGGTATACTTTTTGAAATACATAAACTTACCATCAAATGTAAGTGGGTATTTACTCTCTCTACCATTACGAGGAAACCAATTACCTTCAATCAATATATCAGGCCACCAAGTTCCTTTTAATTTTTTGTAATCTTCTAATACCTCTTCATTAGTATAAACCGGTATAGGTAATGGATATGTATGACAGACTTCTGATAGGGTTTCTATAATTTCTTCTTTATCATAAGTTTTTAAAATATATGCCCACTCCTCCTCATCAATAGTGAGGTATGGTTTCATATCATAAAACTTACTAAAGTATTCTTTTATAGTTTTCTCCATATCCAAATAGGTTCACAAAATCTTTTACCTTCCGCTTCCTTTGCTTTTTCTAATGCCTCTTCGGTATAACGGTCTTCATCACCTTCAATAATTGCCCCCGCTCCTGCTGAACCAGGTCTCTTTGCCATCTCCATGCCCAAACATCCTTCGTATTCCGCACCTAATGTTTGGATATAATCATTCATTGGGTTTGTAATTTCAACATAACCCTTTTCTCTATCATTTGATTTAGCATAAACATCTGCAATGTTCACTGCCAAATAACCTCCTTTACGAATAGTTGGCCATAAGTTATGAATTACTTTATGTAAAAATTGTTCATTCCATGCATCAATAGATTTATATCTTACCCAACTTTGAGTATCATCATAAGAATACCTCTCAACATTAAAGTAAGGAGGTGATGTAAATACTATATCAAAATGGTCGGTATATTGTGAAAAATCTAAATCTTCGGCAGGTGAGCAATGAAAATCTGCTTTCTTTTCTATTTCAAAAAATGTTCGGTGTTTTTCATACCAATCTGCTTGCTGACGATATATCGGGTGATTTTCTTTTCTAGGGTCTACGCCTACATAATGCTTTCCGGTTTCACTTGCATAGAATCCCGCTAAACGGTCTCCCCATCCTGCTGAAAAATCTAATACATTCTCTACTTTAAGATAATCGTATAATGCCTTTGCCACATTAGGTTTAAATTGTGCACAAATGTATTTTCTTAAACCTAAACAAGTTCTCAAAGAGTTTCTATCTATCTCATCAAATTTAAGAGTATATAATCCACCCATAAGTGAAACCATAAACTCTCTTGTTTCCCAAGTTCTTTTTGGGCCAGGTGAAACGGTACCGTCTACACTCCAACGATTTGCCTGTTGGAAAAAATTAGAGGATTCATTACCAACATTATTTCTACTGAAGTATTGTTGTTTACCTCTAAATGTTATTGGGTATCTGCTTTCTGATGCTTTTCGTGGAAACCATTCTCCTTCTTTAAGAATGTCAGCCCACCATGTACCTTTTAATTTCTTATACGCATCTAATACTTCTGCATCAGAAATTTGTGCGTAAGGTATTGGGTATTCCATAAGAATGTCGGCCAATGTTTCCTTAACATCATTAATATCGAATGTATTTTTTATATACGTCCACTCCTCTTTACCTATGTGTAAGTAAGGAGTCATTCCCTTAAATTTGTCGAAATAATCTAAATACATTTCTTATAAAGTTATATTTTTTATTATCAATGATGGTTTCTATATTTTTATGAGCCGGTAATCTCAACTTATAAATTGAGCCAGAAATAAATCCTTCTTTTTTACCATGCCACATTTCACTATTTTCATCTACTAATTCAAACCCATTTCTTTCGTAAAATTTTCTAGCTGTTTCGTTTGCAGTTCTAACTGATAGAATAATGTTTTCACATTGCTTTGATTTACAATACTCTACAAACTGATTAAATACTTTTTGAGCAGAACCATTTCTTTCTTTTGATGCTATTTGGTGAATAATCATATCACCTTTTTTCTTTCTAGCAAATGTCTTTCTTGCAATCTTAGAATTACCCTTGCTTTTCTCAAAGGTTATAACTACGCCATCTTGCAATACTACACCACCATTAGGTTTATTAAAGTATTTTTTCAACTTAAATCCTTGTCCAGCCAAATGGGGAAATACTTTTGGATATAAATCAATTATTTCCATTGCTTCTCTGATGGCTGCATCCATTTCATCACCCTCATTTTGTATATTAAGTATTCTAACCATTTATTGAGAAAAATTTATTAAGTAGTATATCATTCTTATACGAATATAAGGATTTTAATTGAGATTTCAAAGTATCTTTACGAAGTTCCATCATATCACCGGTTCTACAGCCTTTTGCAAAGTAAACCTTAGGTCTATAAAGAAGTTCATCTGAAATCTCTCCCTTAAATGCTGCTCTTAATAAGGGTTTCATATGTCCACCTTCTTTTTGATAAAGGGGTGGAATGTTTAGTGTATATTCTACAAACGGTCTCCAACTATAAGGAGTTCTAACCTCTACGGTTCCACCCCACATAATAGATTGGTTCGTTGTTAGAAAGTTTGTTTTATGAACATCTTCTACTAACTTTCTTCTTGCCTTATCGTAATCTTCCGGTCTCCAATGAAACGCCTGAATATGTCCATAACTTCCCCATATCTCATCTGAAAGGTCTCCACTAAACACAACTTTAAATCCTAACTCATTTATTTTTTTGGATAGGGCTATTTGTGCAATCGCTGAACCAACATTTTGCCATCTACTTTGTTCAATCACATAAAGTGTTTCTTCAATTGCATCTTCTACATCTTTTTCAGTCAATATAATTTCATGCAACTTAACACCGAATTCTTTTGCAGCAATTCGTGCATATTTTATATCATCGTTCTTTGTATCACCATCTCCCATTGAAACTACAAATGCCTCAATGTCAGGCTTAATACGCGAAAGTATATAAGTTGTAATTACTGAATCAATACCACCGCTTAGAATTGTGCAAATGGGAACATCTGAAACCATCTTTACTTTTACGGCTTCTTCTAACATTTTTCTAATGTTATTGACAATAGTTTCTCTATCATCATTTATTATTTCAGTTGGAAGTTTGTAATAAGTTTGGGCTGAATGTTCTAATGTTTTGTAATTATATTCTAAATAAGTACCAGGATAAATTGCCTTTACTTGTGTATCATATAAATCAGTAAGTGGAAGGCCTTTCTTTTCGGAACAAAATACTAACTTACCATCGTTATCAATCCCATACCAAAGTGGAAGTTCACCTACATAATCTCTAACTACAAATACCTTATCTATTTTAGTATCAACTATTGCAAATGAAAACATACCATCTAATAACTCAAATGATTTAGTTCCAAATTCACAATATGCGTTTAAAATTATTTCAGTATCAGATTTAGTTTTGAACTTTGTTTTTAGAGATGACTTCAATTCTTTAGTTTCAACGCTATCCCAAAGTTCCCCATTATATACAATACAAACCGTCTTATCTTCATTCCACATTGGTTGATTCGCAGTTGAGGAAAGGTCTTGTATTGAAAGGCGGTTATGCCCTACATAGATGTCATCAATTACATCTACAATAGAAGCATCTCTACCTCTATGAATTATTTTTTGTAAATGGTCTTTGGTTTGCTTTATTGATGTAAACCAATTACCTCCTATTATTCCGCACATTAAAACTTTTCTTTTTTCTTAAAGTATTTGAGGATTATTATCTTACCAATAGAGCCAGATAAAAGAAATAGGATAATTGTAACCCAATCACCCTTTAAAAAACTATCTACTGAATACGCGGTTGATGCAATCCAAAAGGCAGTTTGTATATTAAATAATAAAACTGATTTTGTTATATCATTTTCAACTACCCATTTTATTTCTAAAACTTTAAATACGGCTAACGCTAATTGAGAAAATACAACAAATAAATAAACTAAAAAATCATTCACTATTTAACTAATTGTATTACTGAAATAATAGTTGCCATAAATGTAATCTCCTTATCAACTACTAATGCATCTTTTGATGTTCCTTCCGCTAATGCAATAATAACATTTGCAGTATTTCCTTTTGCGTAATCATCCAACTTATCATATAGAAACGAATAAACATCAGTAAAATCTGAAATACGATTATCAGCTACTAATTGTCTTATTACCATAAACTTATTCCTAACTTCATCTTTTGATTTTAGTATTTCTACTAATTTGATACGAAAATCAGAATCAACTATTGTAGCACTATCAGTTTTCAAAACACCATTAACACAAGCTAATTGACAGGTATTAATAATTTTTCTGATATCAGGATAATATCCATCTACAATAGGAACTAAATCAGCCGGATTAAATTGTATATCCTCTTCTTTTAGAATTTTAGCAATTTGAACCGCTACATCTTTCTTTGTTGGGGGTACAATTTGAAATGATTGACATCTACTTTGAATTGGAAGAATGATTTTCTCTATGTAATTACACGTCAAAATGAATCTACAATGCTTACTAAATGTTTCCATTAAGTTTCTTAACAACGCCTGTGCATTAGGTGTCATATAATCAAACTCATCCAATATAATAATCTTATATGGCTTGAATCCAACTCCACTTGCAAAGTTTTTCACTTTATTACGAACCGTATCAACATTGTTCTCATCAGATGCGTTGATAATCATTACATCGGATTCGATATTTTTTACGATTAGTTTAGCGAGTGTTGTCTTACCTGTCCCCGCTTTACCGAAGAAAAGTAAGTGAGGTATATCACCACTTTCGATATACCCCTTTACTTTTGCTTTGAGATTTTCATTACCTACATAATCATCTAACTTTGTAGGTCTATATTTCTCAACCCAAAGTGAGTGAACTTGTTCTTCTTGTTGTTCGAAAAAACTCATACTTTGAATTGTTTAAAATTATGATAATTGAACTTCTACTAGGAAATATGATGAAGTGAATCCATCAACAGAGAAATCCACATTTGCTAATCCTTCTTTCGATACTTTTAATGTTGCTTTGTTAGCCTCTTTGTTAGCAGAAAGAATCTCTTTGAAATACTTTGCGGAGAATGAAATTGGTTTTACTTCTCCATCGAAACTATCATTAACTACCAACTCAACTCTATTAGTGTTGATGTTAGAATAACCAATAACAATTTTCAATTTACCTTTTTCCGTCAATACAGTAAAATTATCGATGTCACTCAACGCTGATTTTGCTTTGATAAACTTCTCAATAAAATTACCATCCATATCAATACTGATACCGAACTCTGGTAATTGTTTTAAATCCGGTACATTTGGAATAACTGCTAAATCCGCTAATTGGTATTGAACGGTTGTAGCATCTGATGTTAGAGATAATGAAATCGGCTTTTCATCAACTTTTTTCAAAGTGATGTTTACATCATTTCCTAATACACCTAATAAACTTTTTAATGTGTTTGTATTGTAAACACCGACAGTAGAATCTTCGAAATCGAAATCTACCACACTAACTGAACCTAATACAGTCTTATCATCGGAGATAAAACGGGTTGTTAATGTTTTGTTTTCTGCTTTCCAAGAAACTGATTCAACTAATCCTGCCAAATTATACTTTGAGATAAAACGGCTTAAACGATTTTTGTCCATAACGATTGTTTTAATTTTTATTTTTTATTGTTGTAAATATATGTGTTTTATTTCGATTTTCCAAATTAAAATGAGAAAAATTTATCAGATTTTGTAATTTTTAACTGTAAATGCCCCCATCCTAATGCTTTATAAAAATCTTCTAATTTATTCTGCATTTCATGCTCAAAAATCTTATCATAATCAATGTAATTTTTGATGAAAGATTCTACCTCTTCCGGATCATCTGCTCCCTTAAAAGCTATTGTTTCTAATCCTAATGGGTTTTGTTTAAGATATACCCATTTCATTTTATCACCATTCTTCATAGGTGAGTATTTAAACCCACAATTAAAGTGCTTCAACAATTGATTATAAGTCCAAGCAGCTTTAACATGCGCAGGAGTTCCTTTAAGGAATTGGAACATCGCGCCTTTTGCGGGAGTATATTTTGAAAGTTCTTTTACCGAACTACTTTTAGCAATGTTATATGGTTTAACTAATGGAAGTGAACCTTTGAAATTAATAATCTTTTCATCCATAGTTTCCTTTGTTTCACCCTTTAATATATCAATAAGGGTTTGCCTCATAAAATCTTTGAATGATTGAGGAAACGATGAACGAACTACATCTAAACCTTTTACATCTAATCTATCTACCGGAACTCCATTTTCTGCAATAATCCATTGTGCATATCTTTTCTTTGCAATCCATAATCCGGCCCTAGCAACGAATTCTTTTTTAATCTGAAAACGATGTTTATCTTTTGGAACATTTATTAATTTTTCAGATAATATATCATAAAAATTATTGAGATAATCCTGTGTTTCTCCAGCGATACCATCTACTAATTTAGCAACTTCACTATCTTCCATTTGTTTCCAATTAGGATGCCTATGGTCTAATAATGGAACTGCGGAAAAGAATACTGAATCAGTATCAATATAAATGTTGTAATCTGCTTCCTTTGTTCCTAACTCTTTATTGTATTTTATATTAGTCATATCGGCGGTGGATTTAATTACCGTTTGACCAGTAATCGTAACCGCTTCCGCATTATCAATATCGTAAAAACGAAATGAAGGTAATCCTAATACACCATAAAGTGAGTTAAGAAGAATTTTTTGAACCAATTGTCTTTTCTTATAAAATGCATATTTTTCTTTATCACCCGCTTCTCCAAATTGCTTTTCTAGCTTTCGGAATTCAACCCTCTTTTGAAACCATTCATCCAATATTGCAGGAATACAACCGATTTTATCATTCCTATAAATTACACCATTTGAAGCAATAGAGTATCCACTATCGTTGAGAAACTCTTTGAACTTTTCTTTTGTAATTTGCTTTCCTTGTATTGAATAAGAATCATCCAATCCCTTTAAGTATCTTTGTATATCCCAATTATCAACCTTACCCATTTTGGTTTCGGGTGATATATTTAAGGTCATAATAATAGATGGATAAAGAGATGTTAAATCCAAGTCATATACCCAATCGTATTTACCAACGATAGGGTCTTTCACATACGCACCAATAAACTTTTCATCTTTTGCACTCTCATCGATTCCACCGGTTTCTCTCATAGAATCAATCATTCTATCTGAATCCTCTTTCTTCATTTTATTAGGTGCTACTAATCCTCTTTGGCGTAAGAAACATAAGAGTGCTCCCTCTAATGGTCGTGAAGTGAAAAAAACATCTTCATAGGCAACGTGTCCGGCGTGTGCAATACCTCTACACAAATCGATAAATTGTAGCTTCTTATCCATATCTACAATCAACCTAACATCTTCCAAGTTATATTCGATAAACTTTTCTTTATCTTTTTCAAATAACTCATCCAAGTTTCCGGTGTATTCAACCTTACCTCTACCTAATTCAATCTTTGCGACCGTATCTAATCGGTAGTTGTCTAATTCAGTATAATTGTATTCTTTATATAGAACTAAATAATCTAATGCCGATACTCCACCAATAAACCATTTTTTTCTATAAGGTGAATAGAATACCTCTCTAATCGGAGATAATCTTTTTGCTTGTCTTTCACCCAAAAGGTTTTTCAGACGATTAAATAGATAGGGAACGTCAAAGAAATCTATATTCCATCCGGTTATAATTGTTGGGGAAATAGATTCGTATATATCTAAAAATTTATTCAGCATCTCCTTTTCAGTATCGAATGGAGCCACTAATCTATTTCCGGATTTGGATGGTTGTATTGTTCGATTCTTGTCTAATACTAATACATAATAAAAATCTTCAACTGAATCATGAACAGCGATTGATGTAATTTCGTTTTCTGCCTTTTCAGTATCAGGTAGACCAGAATTCATTTCAACCTCAATATCAAAAGTAAGAACTTTATGCCCTTCGGAGGGTAAATCTGAATTGGTATATAAATCTACCAATACTCTGGTTATTTCAGGAACATCAGATTCAAATAAAGATGAATCTTCTTTTTCGTATTTAAAAACCTTTGTTAATTTATCTCCATATATGGATGTCCATTCACCGTTTACCGCAGGTTTAAAAGCGTAACGTTGATATGGCATTGTAAAGTATCCCTTTACATCATCCCATATATGGATAGTATTTGTATTTCTTTGGTAGTATATATTTTGATACATCGTAACTTTTAATTAGCAAATATAATAATAATTTTTGAAATCTCCAACTGAATTAGAGATTTTCATTAATTGCATTAGTATATGCTAATTTTGATTGAACTCCACTAAATCTACTTACTTCCACACCATTTTTTTCAATAACAACAGTCGGAACTGAACGAACTCCGTATTGAGCTGCTAATTCAAAGTTTTCATCAACATCTATATCTTCGAACTTTACATTAGAATAACCACTTTTCACTTCTTCAAAAACTGGCTTTAAGGCTTTGCATGGCCCACACCAACTTGCACTAAATTTTTTTACACTAATCATATTATTTTATTTTAATTTATTAACCTTCACAACTTACACACTCTGGATCCATTGCCTTTGCCGCTATATCACCTCTTAATACCGATTCGGTTCTCATATAGTAAAGTGTTTTAACACCTTGTTTCCATGCTTCCAAATGAACTTGATTAACCCATTTTGGTTCTGCGGTTGCAGGAAATGCTAAATTTAGAGAAACTGCTTGGTCGATGTATTGTTGTCTCACACCTGCTTGTCTTACTAAATCCAATTGATTAATTTCTTTAAATGTTTTGAATACATCTTTTACTGAACTACATCGATGTGCCCTTTCATCAATTGATACTTCTTTACACTCAACTAATTTATCACCTGAAAAACACCAATCATCTAAAAAATCCAATCCTTGTACCGAACCTCCATCTGCAAGAATTTGATCCCATACTTCTTTATTGTTTTTACCAATCTTACGAAGCACTCTTTCCAATTCAGGATTTTTTCTAATAAATGTTCCTTTTGAAGTTTGTTCGGTGAATACATTTGCTGCCCACGGCTCAATACCACTACTTACATTACCACTTAATTTTGAGTTTGATACAGTCGGTGCTACTGCTCTTAAATGTGTATTACGGAATCCACTCTCTCTACACCAAAGAGGTTCTCCATATTCTGCTGCCAAATCTCTACTTGCACTCTCACTTTCTATTTTCATTTGTGAGAAAATCTTACGAGTTTCAAATTGGGCTTGTAATCCTTCAAATGGTATTCCCTTTTGTTGTAGGTAAGTATGCCACCCTAATACACCTAATCCTAAGGCTCTGCCTCTTTCTGCTGAACGAACTGAATTTTCAAAACCTTTCATATTCTTAGCTCTTTGTAAGAACTCCTCCAATACACCATCTAAGAAGATAGTAGATGTATAAACTAAATCAGTATCTTTCCATTCATCGTACTTTGCTAAGTTTAAGGAACTCAAACAACAAACGAATGAATGTTGCTCATCGGTATGTAATACAATCTCTGAACAAATGTTAGTCATGTGAACTTTTAAACCATTCTTTTTGTACATTTCAGGATTTGCTTTGTTCACATTTCCTTTGTACATAATGTAAGGTTCTCCAGTTGCTTTTCTTTTCTGAAGTAATTTACCCCATTTTCTTCTTGCTTCCGGATCTCCTTCTTCTAATTTTTTCATAAACTTATCACTCACTACTACACATTGGTGTAAGTTAAGTGATTGACGGTTTACATCACCCTTTGGTTCTCTAATCTCTAAAAAATCATCAAAATCTTTATGTTCGATTTTTATGTTCACCGATGCCGCACCTCTACGAACCGCTCCTTGATTAGTTGCTAAGATGGTAGAATCGTATATTTTTGCAAATGGTACAATACCATCGGATGTTCCATTACCGGTGATTTTAGAACCCGCAGGTCGTATCATATTGATTCCAATACCAACACCACCACCATGCTTTGCCAACAACATCAACTCTAAATTCTTTGAACCAATCTCATAGATACTATCACCCACATCAATACCAAAACATGAAATAGGCAATCCTCTATCAGTACCAGTATTTGATAGTACTGGTGTAGCTAAACACAACCATCCTTTCCAAATGTAATCAAAAAATTTTGTTGCCAATTGTGGTTTCTCTAATCTTTTGGCTACCGCAGTAGCAACTCTCCAATATGCATCTTTTGGTTTTTCTCCTGCCTGCAAATATGTTTTAGATATAGTCTTTACATAAATCTCATTATTTCCCCAAGATGGAAAATCAACATCTACCTCCCAACCGAGTTCTTCGCCGTAATTCTTCATAAATTTAATTCTTAATTTTTTTAAAATATATCATCCCAATTTTCACCTTCACCTGCTTTACTATAATCAGTAGGTCTGATAGCAAAGAAATCAGTATGTGTCACACCTCCTGTTAAATGGTAGAACCAATCTAATTGAGATGCCTTTTTTTCGGTGTATTCAAAATAGCCATCGCCACCTTTAATTGGGTTATATCCTAACTCTCCTAATTTTTCATTAATTCTTTTTGTAATGAATTCTTTTAGGTCATCTGCTTTAAGGTTTTCTAAATCACCCATTTCAAAAATCTTATCAATAAATTTGTGTTCTAAATCTCTAATTATTTCTGCTGCTTTGTAGATATCAACTTTTGCTTCTTCTAACAATTCAGGATACTCACTACACATGTGTCTGAATAATTGACAACCCATCTTCGAATGCAGTGATTCATCTCTAACACTCCACTTCATTTGTTGTCCAATTCCTTTTAGTAAGTTTCTCATTTGGAAACTATAAAGAACTGCGAATGAAGAATATAATGCCACACCTTCTGCAAATGCCGAAAAGATGGCCAATGAACGAGCAACTTCAATTCTTGCTTTTGGATTAGTTTTTAAATCTTCCGGTGTCCAATCAGCAGTTGTATTAGTCAATAGTTCAAATCTTTCCTTCATCGCTTCATCGTGTAGGAAACCTTCGAAATCATCTAATCCTAATGTTTCATTAAGATATGAATATGCTACTGAATGTATTGTTTCTTGCGAACCAAACGCCATTGCCATTTGTCTAATCTCATGCTTTGGAAACCATTTGGTAACCATGCCTGTCCAATAATCGGATACGGCACATTCGGTTTGAGCAAATCCTAAAAGGATGTTACCAACTAAATGTTTTTCTTCTTTTGTTAAATTTTCATTCCAATCCTTCACATCCATCTGCATAGGGATTTCGGTATGTAACCAAAAAGCCTGCATTTGCTTCAACCAACCTTCGGTATAGTATTCTGGATATTCAAATGGTTTAAATGGAATTCTTTCGGTAAATAATTTGCTCATCTTTAAAACTTTGTTTTGTTATTAAGGTAAGAATAAATAGGATATATACCGTAAAAAATTTTAGGTTCTTTAGAAAATTTTTTCATTAATATTTCTTTAGTTTTTTTTGTTAAAAATAAAGATAGGTTCGTATTTTATACCCTTCCCAGCAATACTGGATAATGCAAGTTTTATTGTTTTTTCTAATACAAATCCTTCTTCTTCCGCTACTCTAATCGTTTCACTTTCTATATCTTTATGTTTAGGAGTATTTGCTATATTTAATAACATTTTACCCCCACTTTTTAAGCCAATATGACAATTTGCCATAGTTTGTTTTAAAAATCCATCCACCCATAAATGTGGTGTAGGGTATTTTTTATATGATTGGGTTTCCTCATCACTATATTTTTCAGTATCGAAATAAGGTGGTGAAGTAAAACACAAATCTAATGAATCTTTTTCTGGTACGAATACTTCCGAACCTAATTGGTGGAGTATAACATTTTTACCATAAAAATTTAGGTCTTTATTTAATTTACCTAATCCCTCATAAGTTTTACCGCTAGGATCAGTTCCTATATACGTTTTACAATTACTCGTTAGGAATCCAATTAATCTACCTCCCCATCCACAACTCATATCCCACACGGTCTCCCCACCATAGTTATTATATATCCATTTAGCAGCCGAAGGTCTGAAATTACTGACAGTTTGGTTGCCACCATATATTTTGAAATTTTGTCTTAAACGATTTAGGGTAAATTTACCATCACTATGTTTAAGATGCCAATTCCAAGTCTTTCTAATAATTTCTTTGAACTTACTATCATCATTCCAATAATCAATTGGTTTCATTTTACTATTACCACATTGAACATCTATCCAATGGGGAAAATAACTCCATGCCAATCCTAAACAATGCATTGTTTGGTCAATATAACCATCTTTAAATAAAGTTGATTCATCAAACTCACTTAAAGATTTCATATCACCAATCATATTATCGGTGGTTGAATGGTAGTGAGGAAATCCTTTTTTTCGATGATACTTAAAAATTATATCTAATGCTGATTGAACATCATCTATTTCTTTTATATTTTGAGTTATTCTTTCATACTCTAAATCTAACTCATCCCATTCTATAAACTTAGCAAAAGTATTATAGTTTATCATTTAACTCATCTTCAAATTTGCTTATAATAATCGGTGATATGTCTTCCCCATCGTCATTTGTAATTTTTAATCCTATTACATTGTATGAAAGGTATTCAACTGCCAATTCTTCGGAAAGTTGGTGGTCTTTTATAAGAATATCTACCATTGATTTATAATCATATATAATTTTTTTAGAATCAACATCATATCCTAATATAGCATTATCAAAATAATCTAATATAGCCATTCCAGCACATATTTCATCAACTAATCCAATTTTATTTTCCATATTACGTTTGTTATTATCCAAAAAATTTATTTACCGTTTCTTTTAATTTAGGGGTTACTTCTACTTTTTTACCTTTTTCTTCTTTGTATGGATTGCCGATTTCGTAATCTATTCTAGTCTCTGCAATTTGAAAATATTCTTTTTCTCTTTCAATGCCAATGAAGTCAAATCCACCTCTTACTGCCGCTTTACCAGTTGAACCACTACCCATAAACGGGTCAAGAGTTGTTCCACCATTTGGTGTTACTAAACGGATTAGGTATAACATTAAATCAGTTGGTTTTACGGTTGGGTGTGTATTATCACCTCCTTCATTTCTATCACCCTTTGATGCTTTCGGGCAATAAAAGAAGCGTGATGCGGCTTCATATTGTTCATCTAATATCTTACCTGCTTCTTCATCAAAGATTACATTAGCAGGAAATCTACCAGTTGGATTATAGTTTTGTGGTTTTAACATTGAGTAATCGCCATAGATTTGGTTTGAACCCATTGTGCTACCGAAATCAGCGTGTTGGTTTTTGTTAATGCTCTCTGCTTTATCAGCTTCACTTACAAAATCAATTCTACTATCATCTATGTTTACACCACCGACACCCCATTCTAATACATTACCTGCTACGTTACCCTTGAAAGGTTTTCTTGCCATTACTATTGGTTCGTGTGCGGGTTTTAATGCAGTTCCCCATCCCTCCCATTCGTTATTTATAATTTGTTGTGTAGTATCATTCTCTATATCTGAACTAAACATTCTACCTTTTTTATAATCAATTTGACCGGTTGGTTTATAATCGTTACCCATTCTTGCTTCACGTAAGGCCTTTGGATTTGATTTGCCGGTCTTTTCTAATGCATCTACTGCTTTACCGATGTTATGTGATTTTGGAAACCCACTACCATATATCCACATAATCTGGTCTCTAATCTCAAACCCTGCATCTTCAATCCTTACTGCCATTCTGTGATAAGTTCTACTACCTGCGAATGATAATAAGTGTCCGCCTGGCTTTAATACCCTCATACACTCTTCCCATATAGCCTGTGAGGGAACATCGTAATCCCATTTCTTTCCCATAAAGGAAAGTCCGTATGGTGGGTCTGTAACAATTGAATCAATAGAGTTATCTTCTAATTCTTTTAGTTTATCTAAACAATCTCCTAATAGTAATTTCATAACTTACCCCATATTATCTACATATTTTTTATGCAGTAGTTGTTTTTGTAAAAGTTCTCCATTCTTAGCTTCTTTACTAGCGATGATTCCATTTGGAGAATTATTTGCATATACTTCTATAATACCTTTATTAGTGTTCATCTTTGCAGGAAATGTCATACCATCTTGCCCAAATCGGTTTTTCATAATGTGAAAACGAGCCGTATCATTTAGTTTATCGGTATCCTTTCTACTAACTGATATAATTAAATCGGCATTCATTACCTTTGCGTATGAATCTGCAATCTTATCTGCCTGAATTACTTCGGAATCAATTGCACTTCTATTTGTTTGCGATGCAGTCCAAATTGGTATTTGATACTCACCACTTAAAGCTCTTAAATCAATATAAATCCCCCCCTGCTCAGCGTAATCAGAATTATTTTTTGAATTAGTTGATACCAATAAATCTGCATAATCTATAATAATTAAATCTGGTTGAAACTTTGTTTGCCTAACCATATCAACGTGCGCAGCAATTGTATTGGCGGTAATACCTTTTGGTGGATAGTATTTAATAATCAATCCTCCTTTTAGTTTATCTACCTTTTCTCTGATTTCATCTTTATGTTCTTTTAAATCAGCTGATGGTATAGATGTGAAAATAGTATCATATCTCTGCCCAACATAATTTTGTGTAAGTTCCAAAGTGTAATGTAATACATTTTTACCTTGTCTTACCGCTTCCGCTCCTATATGTGATAATACCCAAGTCTTACCAACACCGGAAGGTGCTACAATAACTCCTAATTCACCTGGCCCCAATCCTCCATCGGTCAATTCATCAATAACATCCCAATTTGTAGCAACGGTTCTCCTATTTACTTCTTCAAAACGAGCTTCAAGTTCTTCTTTATAATCCAATCCCAAATCAGCAGTCTGCCCAACTTTAACGGCATCCCTAACCATTTTTTCAATCTTTTCAAATTGACCGGTTTTTAATAATTCAACTGAATTTAGGATTACATTTTTAAAGTTTTGGTTTTTACAAAATGTTACAAATTCAGTTTTTACCCATTCTTTATCAGAATGTTGTGTGTTTTGATACACTGCCTTTAATTGCCCAACTACATTTTGTTGTAATGTATTATCGGATATTTTTTGAACTTCGGTTTTAAAGAAATCGGTAGTTGGAATGTTTTTGTATTTGTGAAAATACTTCTTTGTTAAATCAACAATCCATTTATTCGTATCTGCTTCAAAATATTTTGTTTCTAATATATCGGATACTTGTTCTAAAAAAGTTCTATCAACAACTAAATTAGCTACAACCTTTGTTTGGTAACTTTGACCATATTTTGATAGATTATCTACAGCTTCACTCATAGAACAAATATAGAGTTTAAATTTTAAATTTCCAAATTATTTTAATATAAGATTTCCAAATGATGTTCTCAACCAATCATTAACATCTGTCCAATTTTGAAGTATCTTATATTTCATACCCATCCCGATAAATTTCATTTTATCTAATGGCTCAACGTCTTCTCTAAATCGTTCTACAATTTTTAATTTAGTTGTCCCACTTATATCCGGATTATCTAATTGCATTAAATCAAAGTTTCTTTCAATAATGCTTTTGCTATCTATAATTGTTTGAAAAACTTTGTATTTATCTTTTTCAGCTTCCGCTGCGCTTAATAGTTCTTCTATTGTCACTCTCTTTTCACCTTCGAAAAGAGGTAATCTTTTTTGTAATGTTTTTAATCCACACCCCTTTACTCCATCTATATTATCTGATTTATCGCCATCTAAAACCCTATACCAAATAAAGTTTTCAGGATGAATACCATATAATTCAACCAATCTTTCTTTTGTAATCCTTTCTTTTTTAAGTGGATTCCAAACATTTATATTATCGGAAACTAGTTGTAAAAAATCTTTATCAGATGAAAGTATCAATCCTTTTTCTTCTTCGGTTAAAACCTGCTTCGATAAATAACCAATAACATCATCTGCTTCGATATTATCATAAACCATAGTTGTTACAGGTAAAATGCTTAATATATTACCTAACCAACTAATCTGTCGTTTCAAACTAATTTGTTCATCTTCTTCCGTCATCAAATCATCATACTGACGGTTTACTCTGAATTTTACTTTTCTATCCGCTTTGTAATTAGAAAAAGTTTGTCTTCTTTTTTGTGAACCACCTTTGCCATCAAATATAACAACCACTCTCGTTGGATTTTCATTACGAATTACCATACCTAATGATTTTAGAAACCCAACTACACCACCTACATGCTCACCATCTTCATTCATTGTGGGGTTGGTGCTCCAACAACGAAAAAAAGTATTAAGGCCATCTACAAATAAAACTTTTGAATTTCGGGTTCTAATTATAGTATGCTCGTTACTTATTTCATTTAATAAACTTTTATATTTTTCGTTCATCTAAAATTGTTTTTGATTTGTTCAGCGATTCTATCTATTACATCACGCGTAAAATGATGGTATTCATACTCACCAATTTCAAAATAGAATTTACTTGTTTTCAGCGTATCCGATTCATCAAAATTTAAAATATACTTTGATAAATTAGTTTCATTTAATAACGAATGCAAACTTATTGATTCCCCATTATAATCCATATTCAAATTTTCTAATATAACAATTTTAAAATTTATTTCATTATTATTTAAAAAATTTACAATATGGTTTAGTTGAGTAAAGAATTTGTAATAAAAATCAAATAAGTTTAATTGTATATTTTCAGCAAATACATTGAATGATTGAATTTGCCTTTCGGTTAATTCATTTTGTAATCCATTATGGTAGTATTGTGGATGAAGAAAAAAATTATCTGAAACTGAATATAAACTCAATTCATGCAGATTTAATTCTTTGCTTTGCCTAACATCGATATATGAAAATCTATCTAAAAAAGATAATTGAAAAATTATATAATCACCTTTTTTATATTCACTCAAAAATCTTAATAGATTTGTAAAAATATCTGGATTACTTAATCCAGAAATAGAATGATTTTTTTGTTCTAATGTTAAGTGATTAGCTACTCTATTATAGATAGAGAGAGGAGTTGAACCCCTCTCCCTATTATATGTTGAATATGAATCACCAAATACCCATAAGTTATTCATTATTCTACTTCATTCGGCAATGCACCATCAACTTCCATATTATCGATATCATAAGTATCTTTCTTATATTGAAGAATTGTTAGTTCGCAAATTTTCTTGTAAATTTGTTCTCTCAATTCAACATTATCCATCATCATCTTAATGAAATCTTTTGATTGAAATTTGATTATTTCACCGGTATCGGTATCAGTATATTCATACCAAGCACCACCTTGTTTAACTAATTTGTTTTCCTTCATTACTGTCAGCCAACTACCATAGTTATCAATACCTCTATCGAAGAAGATATCGAAATCAGCGGAACGCAATGGTGGCCCTAATCGGTTTTTAACAACTTGTGCTCTCACCGATATACCTACCACTTTATCATTACCACCAACTTTCATTTTAATCTGACCAACGTTCTTCAATCTTAAACGAACCGATGCGTGGAATGCCAAAGCCTTACCACCACTCGTTGTCCAGGGGTCACCGAACATTACTCCTAACTTCTGTCTTAATTGGTTTGTGAAGATGACTGCGATTTTCTGTCTACCAATTGTATTAGTAATCTTTCTCATCGCTTTGGAAATGATAATTGCCTTATCAGTTGCGTAACCATCTTTATCATAATCCGATTCCATCTCTTTTTTAGTTGATGCCGCCGCTACTGAATCCACAACAATTGTAACCAATTTTTGTGCATCTTTTTCTCTAACCTTCTCAATAATAGTTTCAATTGTTTCAAATATATCTTCAACTGTATCTACTGAAACATATAACAATTTGGATACATCTACTCCGATTGCATCAAAGAATTCTCTACTCACCGCAGTTTCAGTATCAATCAATACTGCAATACCACCTTGCTTTTGAGTTTCCGCTAAAAGATGGGCAGAGAGTAATGATTTACCACTCTGCTCCAATCCCGTTAGTTCGGTAATTCTTCCAACTGGAATACCACCATATGGTCGGTTAGAAATAGCAACATCTAACATAGCAGCTCCGGTGGATATCCAACCATTTACATTGGTTGGAGCTCCTTCGGAATCATCATCTAAGAAAAAGGCGATTTTTTGGTCTTTTTGTTTTTTGTTCAGACTATCAACCAAAATGTCTGCTAAATCTGTTTTTGCCATAATCTATATTATTTGAATAAATCTTCGAATGCATCTGCTACTTGTTGAGTAGTTTTAGCTACCGCCGGTTTTTCATCATCCCACGGTAATTCAGATGTTTTAGGTTGTGCCTTTGGTGCTTCTACAACATCATCTAATTGATGAGGTTTAGAATCAAAATCAAACGAATCAGCAACTGATTGTTCAGATTTAGCTACAACCGTTTCCTGAGTTGCAGATGTTTCAGTATCATCAGTTGTGTTTCCACTTAACCAATTCTCTAAAATTTTCTTTAACTCATCATAAGATAATTCAGAATAAATAGATGTTATATCTTTTTGATTTTCCAACAACTCTCTAATTTTAGGATCTTCATCGTGCAATTTAGTAGAGTTAGGTTTTACTCTAATAGTTGTTGTTGGATACGATGCCCCACCTTCTGGTGCAGTATAATCTACTACGATATCTCTACCATTTAATGGATGAGATAAATCACCATAATCAGGGTCTGCAAAATAACCTAATAATTCTTGATAAACGGTTTTACCGAATCCCCAAAACTTAACTCCTTCATGCTCCAATCCTCTTACGATTACGGGTACAAAAGTTCTCAATTTTGGCTCCATCTTTTTAGCTTCTCGATAATCTTCTTTACCACCCATCCTTTTAAGTTTGTCTGCAAACTCTACGATTGGGTCAGGTCTTCCGAATGAAGCAGGTGAAAGATAGGATTTGTTGTTAATGTTGTAGTGAAAATACAATTCAATAAAAGGAATTTCCTTGTTGAATTTGTAAGGTACTAAACGTAATTGGTGTTTTCCGACTGAGGGTTTCCATAGACTGTCGGCGGTCTTTTGAGTGCCTTGCAATTTGTTAAGGCGAGCTCTGATTGCATCAATGTTCGTTGACATAATTTATAGTTTTTAAAGTTTAAAATTTAAGTTTATGTGTTTTACGAATATAAATATTCGGAAATCAAAAACTTAGAACAAATATATGAAATATCTTTCTAAGTTCCAAATGTTTTAGGATTTTTTTACGGAATATTTTTTAGTTTCCTTTCTCCTCACCTTTACCTCTTTATACTTGTCAGCTAATCTCTTTTGTTCGTTGATTTTAGCTAATACCCAATAACCATCCATATGATTTTCATAAAGTTCTTCCCAAAGGGTTAGGTTTTCAGAATAGGTATGTGGTTGAGATTGAGCCCACTTTTTAGCGGCATTAAAACCTTTTGGAGTTGCAGGAAATTCACCTTCTTTAAAAGGGAATAACCAATTGATAATTTGGCGTAACAGGCGTGTCATAAGATGGAGATAAGGAGATTCGCATATAAATATATACAAATATATTAAAACGATAATTTATTTTTTAATTTTACAAGTCAAAATATTCTACCACTATTCCCGCCTCTTTAAACATCTGCTCACTTCTTTTTGCGGAATCCTGCCACTTCTCATTTGTAGCTCCTCTACCCCTTCTCAACACTATTTTAGAAACACCACTATTGATAATCGCCCTCGCACAATCTGCACAACTAATACCACACGTCATATACATTGTAGTTCCTAAAGTTGATACTCCTATTCGGGCTGCGTTGTAAATTGCATTTCTTTCAGCGTGTTCAAACCAAAAATACTTTTCAGGTCTTTCCTGTCTTTCTGCAACATTATCATCTATACCTCGTGGAAATGAATTGTAACCGGTTGATACTATTTCATTATTCTTACCAACAATAACCACACCAATTTGTGTTCGCTGGTCTTTTGATTTGAGCTTTACTTGCTCAGCTATATTAATGAAATACTCATCCCAATTCATTACTTCGCCCATTTACCTCTTTGAACTAATTGAGCGATTACACCATATACTGAAAGGTCTTCGTATGTATCTTGTATAGATTCTCCAACCTCATCTGGTTGTCCCAATACTACTAATTGTTTTAATCTTTGAACTTTATCGTTGATTCTAAACCAAAGACCTGTAAGTGAAAGTTTTATATCATCTTTTGTTTCCAAAGGTGTTCCTACCGAAATGTTACCAGGTCCATAGTTTCTTTGCTTCTTACAAAAGGTTTCATACATTTCCGCTTGAATCTTTGCAAACTCTGCCATCGTTTCGGGATAAACTCTTTCGCAATACTCTCTTGCGGTTTCTTCGTGGATTTCTGTCATTGTATATATTGTTTTCACAAATATACGAAAAAATACTCAATTATCCAAATTATTTACTTTAATAATAATAAATTCTTTGGAGGCTCAGATTCAATATGAGATGGATTTTGGTTAGTTGGTGCAGCAGTTACACAATCATTTTCATCGGGGTCAGATGTGTCAAATCCAGGATTATGATGTGGATTCATAAAACAAGGTTTACTAACGCCATCGGCTATATCATCTCTAACTTTAGTAACAACACCTTCCTTATTTTGTGATACCTCTTCATTGAAATTACTGAATCGGGTATACAACATATCTCTATTATTAATTACCGCGGTCAAATGTAACATAGTATGATGTAATATAACTGCTTGCTCAAATGCTTCTCTATCAGCCCCCTCACACATTGCAACATTTTTCAATGCTCCACTTAAAGTGTTTTTCGCCTGTTTTTGCCCAATTAATCTTATCTTATCAGCCTCTTCCTGCGTAATTATGTTATTTTTTATCGCCCAATCAATCGTATCATTAAGACTTTTTTCAGCCGCAGCTATATCTTCTTTTTTAATGTTCAATTGCCCCTTTTTATCCTTTGGATACGCTAATGAATATATAGATTGAATACCTAATAATTTTTCTTGTGTTTCAGGATTCTTATAAACTGTCTGCAAAATTTTTGAATAATTAGCAGAACCACCACCACCTTTATACTTAACACTCAATCCTCCAACGAATGTAACGGTAACGGCATAGAATTGTAAGTTCTCTGCAATAGCCTCTTCCATAGTTTGCCCATCTTTTGGCTTCACATTAAATTCATCTGGCATTACAATTATATCAGCAGTTTGAAAATTTTCTGATGCAGGGAAATAAACTTGCTTACCTTCTGATAAGAATTGTAATCCTGCTTTAATTTCCGCAAAATCTGCTACCGCATCTTTGAAATCTCTTGAATTTCCCATATCTACTAATAGTTGATTCAATAATTTCTTATACTCCTCTCTCGCGGTTTCATCGTTTTCTAAATCACTATTAGTATTTAATTCTTTTAATTTATTTAGAGTATCAAATACTTTTTTATTTTCAGGTGTATCTGGAAGATTTTCTTTACCAAACATTTTTCCATACTCTTCCAATTCAGTTGTAAAGCGTTTGATTGCACCATCTATTATATTATTGGCGGTTTGTTTACGGCCTTCTGGATTTGTTACATCTCCGAAATTTGCCATAGGTATTTTACCTCCGGACTCTTCACCTATTTTGGCCAAATCACCTAATTTCTGATTATAGGCCATTGTTTGTAACGCCAATAAACGGGCCTTTTTAGCAGCTTCCTGTTGAGTGAATCCTTGCTTAACTAATTGTTGTGTAAGGCTTTCTTCATCAATTTCTTTAAATCTTTTGAATTCCTTTCCACCAATATTGACTCCATTTTTTGTTGTTGAAATTTCAACCATCATTTCCGGCTCATCAGGATTTACCGAACTCGCCATTTTCTTTGGATTCAATACCTTTTTACCAATAGCTCCTTCGGAAGATCTACCTACATTCAATCCATTTTTTAAAGCGAATGCCCTAACGGCTTCACCCATAGCTACATTCTTTTTCTTTAATTCAATACTCTTATATCCTTGTTGTGGATGCCTACCAGCTATTTTGTTAGCAACATATATTTTAACGTCACCAGATACAGTAGTAACAAATTTAAAGACTTGATTAAATGTTTCTTTTTCACCATCTGATAAATCTTCACCATTAAAAACCTTTTCTACTAATGACTGTAAGACATCTTCTTCAATTGAAATAGGTTTCCCATCCTCACCAATTAAATTTAATTTACCATCAGTAAGCATTTGTGTAACCAATTTACTCAAATCTTTTTTCTTCTTAGCAATAAATTCTTCACCCTTTTTTCCAGCGGTTGAACTTAATGCGGCTTTAAATGATTCGGGAGCTTCTGTTGTCACATCTTCCGCATCCGCTTTTTGAGTTGCCTCAGGTTGATCCTCAACATCAATTGGTGTTACTCTAATTTCATCCCCACCAGGTAATTGCTTTGTAACAGTTTCTTCGAACAATAGACCTATAAACTTTTCGTTTTGGTTTTCAAATACTTCTCTTACTACACTTTCTGATTTAACATATTGTGCAGGCCCATTAGGAGTATCTGAATAATAGTTCCCCCCAATTGGATAAATTACTCCACCTTCTTTTTTGTTTGGTTCTTTTGGTTTTGGTTGCTCACCATCATTAGCATCTGCTTTCTTTGCTGCTATACCCTGCTCTTCCGCAAATTGGTTACACATTGGGATGGCATCTTTTATATCCATATCCACTACAATCACCTTCATATTGGCAGGTTTCCCAGCTTTAATAGCCGCAGATGTAACGGCTGCCCATCTATGGTGTCCATCGATTACGAATCCATCTCTACTTACATAAATTGGTGCAGTAATACCAGGATTTTGAGGGTCTTCTTCTAACGCCTTCGTCATTCCTGCTACTTTACTACCAACTAATTCACTTTGAGTTGCTTTTAATTTATCGGAAGGTAATTCGGTTTCAACGGTTTTAATACCCTTCTCCTTTAACATTTTTTTGAAAAGAGGTTCGGTATCTACTTCACCTTTACTATCTTTCGGAAGTTCTTCAGCGGGAGTTCCAGGTAAGGGTTTGCCTTTGAATTGTGGCATCTCTTCTCTCGGAATTCCTTGATTATCATCACAATATAAGTTTGTACCAGGAACTGTTACCTGGCAAAGGTTAAAATCTTCACCCTTATTCGCTTTATCCGCCAACTCATCAATCTTCATAGAAATTTCTTCTCTCTTATCGGCAGGTATTTTATCTAAATCAGATTCTTTACTGAATACTTCTTTATCAGCATCGGGTAATTCTTTTTGTAAATTTCGTAAGGATTGGGGTTTAAAAGTTTCATCTTTTTTCTTATTTCTTTCTCTCCACATTCCAACGTGAGAATTACCCATCGTAGCAATTACAGTGTATCCTTTTTCTTCCCCTTCTTTTATTTTTCTATCTAACTCCTTTTGTCTATAATCATTAAATGCCTTTTGACCTTTGGATAAATCAGTTTCACCATAGTTCTGATCATCTCTATAATTAAGTTGATATAGGTCTTCTTTTTGTTCTAATGTAAGGTTATTCCAATCTACATCACCATCAAACTCTTTACTTCCACCTTTTCTCGCTTCTCCCTTAATCCATTCTTTCGTTTCATCAGTAAGGTAATCATCGGCATCCAAATCATCTCCCTGTCCAACCATATTTGTCCAAACCGATGCCATTGCCTTTTCTTTATTACCATCAAATGATTTGGCTATATCATCAAAAATAGGTGAATCGGAATTCCTTACATCACCATTTTCATCCCAACTCTCTTCTTTGGCATTATCAAAATGTTCTAAACACGCGTCTCTTAATTCAGCCTGCTCTCCAACAAAATCAATTTTACCATCATCACCTAAACCAACTCCACCTTCACCAACAAACATTACTTTTGCATCTTTTGGTAAGGATTTAATCTTTTCTATTGTATTCTTTGTGCTTTCATTCCCCTCACCATGCTCAACTCCGATAAGTAGAGAACCGTTTTCAGTTGTTTCAGCATCCAACATATTCCCATCACTATCCTTTTGAGATGTCAATTCTTTTGCAATCTCCTCATTTTTTTCAGTAACCTTCTTTTTTAATTCGGCTTGAAATTCAGGATCATCCTTTTGCTTTGCTTTTAATATATCCCTTTTTCTCTTTGATGAACCTGCTCTCGCTCTATCTCTCGCCGATGCATCAGGATTGTTTAAAACCTTTTCGGGTTCACTTTTAATTGCATCTTCTTTTTCTTTTTCTTCCGGACTTTTTTCTGCAGGTGGTTGTTCGGTTGGTTGTTTAGAATCAGTTGGCTCTTTTTCATCTCCTCCACCTAATTTTTTTTCAAACTCTGCTTTTTCTTCTGGAGTTACGGGTCTTAAATTACCGTTATCGTTTTTAAATTCTACTTCCCCACCTTCTTTGGATGAATAGTAACCACCCCCTAAATGAAACTTACCAGGAAAATCTTTTGATTCACCTTCACCATCACTCTGCGGCTTTTTTGGGGGTTCGGCTTCATTAATAAAAATTTCAGATATGATTCCCGCATATCGTCCATATCCTAACTTGTAACAACACTCTATTAGATTCTCAACCTGCACCTTTTCTTTCAACGAAGGTATAGGGTATTTTTGAGAATGCTCTAATAAAATTTCATCTATTATTTTATTAACATCAATCATTTTTTCTATTAATTGAATTCAATCTTTTGGAATATTCTTGTCGGTATCTTTCTAATACCAGTCGCTCCGGTTAGAATGATTGAGTTTTTAAATTTATCCCAATCTAATGAAAAATTTGTATCTAACACTCCACCATTTTCTTCTTTAATAAGTTGGTTTAAAGCGTTAATAGTATATAGTGTGTTTGATTGTTTTTTACGATGAACTAAAATCGTATTTTCTAATTGAACCGGCGGCCTAAAATCAACATCTATATTATAAGTTATATATAACTCTTCTAACGAAGTTTTATTTTGCAGGATGTAGATATAGTTGTAAACAATTTTATAGTTTTCTCTAACTTTTTGAAGTATATCTTGTAAACTATCCGTCTCCGCAAATGTGCATAGTAACTGTGTTTTCATTTAAAAATAATTAATACTTTTTCTCACATATAAGTATTAAATATTTCCATAAGTCTTACTTTTTAACACTTCAATCGGAGCAATGGTTTCCAAAATTGCTTTTATTTCATCTAAAATAGCTGTTTCCCCATCATCAACATCGAATAAAAACGAATCATAGGTATATAAAACCAATTTGGTTTCTTTGTATTTAAGTAATTTATTAATCTTTTTAATTAAAAATGCATTTGTTTCGGTTTCCAGCGATTGCAAATAATAGTTAAATACCTTTTGCGGATTATGGTTATCAATTCTTTGGAAAGGAATTCTTTTTCCAACCTTTGTTTCCAAATAACCATTAATCAAAAACCTCTTATACATCTCCTTAATGAATACATCCGTCTTTTGGAAGAATGGTATTTCTAAATTTTCTACATCTATCCCACCATATAATTGTTGGAAAGTAAGTTTCTTACTATTAAGGTAATCCTCATCACTTAATACGGTTTTCCCAAAATATTGTTTGCCCAACCATTCATGTGCGGAATCTTCGGGTATAGATTCTCCTACTAAATTTGCTATCAGACGGACGTGGTATCCATCGAAATCGTATTGAACTAATTCACCCCTTTTAGAAACGATATAATCTCTACTGCCATCCGATTTATTTAGTGCGGAGTAGTTTACCCCTCCGAAAGTATTTGAAGGTCGCCCTGTGGTTGTAAAGTTGTTGTAGAGGGAGTATTCATATCCAAATGTAGTTGGTATTCCATTCCCCTCTATCTTTTGGAATTCAGGTAGGACTAAATGATTGTAAAACTCATAACCCCCAACCCCCTTTGTATCCGCATACTTAATGTTTTCTTTTACAAAATCAGTTACATATTTAATGAGTGTGCTGATTGGTATAAAACTTAAATCATCTCTATTCCGATACCCCTTTGTAAAAGAATTATATATCATATCATACTCAAATGTTTTGAATTCTTTAAGATGATACAATACATCTACACTATGTGAGTTTGGTAGGTTTAACTGATGTAGAAACCATTTACTATCAAATATAAATTTAGGTGCATCGCCCGAAGTCAATGCTCCTAATGGTGCATCTACCACATCATTATGTCCATTCGTTAAAACATAACAATCATCACCGATAAAAACAAAAGCACCCAATAGTTTATTCACTATGGGGTGCTCTTTTCTATTTTGGAATAAGGGAAATATTACACTTTTTTTAGAAGTGTATTCTTTTAGAAATTCTTTACCGCTTTGTTTGTTCTCTACGAATTTTACCATAGGAAACAAATATACGAATAATTTTTAAGAATTCCAATACTTTTCTTGCAAAGGTTTCAATTCGATTGGCTCTCTTTTCATATGTGAACCCTGATTGAAGTATGCTCCTTTTTTTAAGTAACCACCTAAAAAGTTTCTTCTGAATCTCTTTGAGTCATTCGCTTCTGAACCATGCACACAATGAGAATGTAATAATACAACTTGTCCCTTTTTAAGAACTCCTTCTACTTTACGAAAATCATGTCCCTCCGGCATTACACACGGTTTACCTCTTTCGTTTCTCCAAAATGATGGGTTAGTTTTTGTTCTCTCCTCATCAACTTCAATTGGTAAGGTTGGTAATCTATGAGAACCTTCGTAATTCCATACTGCCCCATTCCCCGCGTCATGATTATCTAAAGCCAATGCAGTATTGATAATTTCGTTGTGTCCACATCCTGTATAGAATGCATTTTGGTGCATATCTCTACCCAATTGTCCCGGTGGTTTAAAGTATGCCCAAGTTTGCATACCAACTATCTCACCTTCCATTAAGAATTCACACGCCTCGATAATCTTTGGATGAACAAATAATTTTTCTAATTTTTCAGAAATCTTATGTGGATATGCAAATGGATCCCACTCACCCCAATCTTTTCCTTCTGGTGTTAGTGTTCCTTTTCTTTCCTGTCTTAATCTTTCTAATTCATCGTTGATTTCATCACACTCTTCTTCAGTTAATAAATCTAAAGTGGTGAAACCTCTATACCTCCAATCGAAGGTCATTTGTTGGATTTCTAAATCCGATAGATGTTTAAAATTTGCCATATAACTTTGTTGTTTATTTATAACTATACTAATCTATGAAATTGTTTTGTATTTACCAAATATAAATTCAATTCTGGTATTATTTTTTCTCCTTCTATAATTGATAATGAATTTACAGTATGAACCGATGGGATATATTCACCATTTTCAGTATATGTATCTTCTAAATCACCGGTAATTTTCCAATTTATTTTTACACCAACATAATAAGGAGTATCTGAATAATCAGCATATGTATCCTCACTTATTTCAAATATAGGTGCACCGGGTGTAGCTCTCATTTGAGTAAAATACCTTCTAATAAAACCTATTTCATAATCTCTATTATTTGGATTAGGGAAATATGCTTTAGGTGTTCTATTCTTAATAGGTATTGTTTTTAATTTTTTATAATTATCAATCATAATTTACTTATAAAAAGGTCTAAAATGACTCTTAACATCCGTAACCCATTGCTTACCATCAATTTTGTGGGTTATTTCTTCTACCTGAAATGCTCCTCTTCCAATACCATATTGTGGAGGTAACCCCTTTACACTAAATAGATGACCGACTTGGAAACCACTCATACCTAATACACTAAAATCAAATCCTACTGGTAAAGTTCTTCCATTATAAACTTCACCCCCTCCGGTATATCCCAAATCTGCTTTTCTTATGTCGTTAAATTTTCTTTTATTTAAGAAACTACCACATATCGCCCATTCATCCATATTACCATCTTCTATATCTGCAACTGAAATTATTTTGGGGTTTACTAATAATTTTATATTTCTTCGGAATTCAATCCATTTTTGTTTAGGGTCTTCTTCCTCCGGAGTTTTTACGGTAGAATCATATGCTTCTTTATTCAATTTTCCTAATACAACATCTTTTTTAGATGAAAATATTCCAGTCAATTCATTGGTTGATTGAACGTTATCAACTGATTTTTCCATATACACTTTACTAGCCATTTCTTTCGGAATGTCTAAATTAAAACTCGCATTTAAAAAGAAACTATTTGTCCCAAACATATCAAATACTTCAACATTTGATCCACCATTTCCACTTCTTACATTTCTTAAATTTGCATCAGCAATTCTTAATTTTGTTGTACCTGAATTATCTTCTAGTATTTGAAACGACCAAAGCCCTTCTACTGCTTCTTCCATTTTTTTTAAAACACCATCTAAAACTTCTTTTATTGGAGTGGTTTGATCCTTTAATGCCTCCATTGCCATTTCATTTTCGATATAAACATCCCCAATCCAACCATGTTTACCGGCTGGCAAAGTTACCGATTGACCTTCGAATGTCACCGTAGTAGCACCGGTCTTTGGAAATGATCTACCATTTACTGATGTATCCAATGCAGTTCCGGATGGAGCACCGGATGGATTTAATAAAATAATATCGTCCAAATAATTGTAACAAGTCGAATTAGGAATAAAAATTCTTTCATCGGTAGAAAAAATTCTAGAAAATCCACCAATATAAGTGTTTGAAATGTCTATTGAGAAATCAACATTAGCCGAACTTAACTTAATTCTAGCTGCATTCATCAATTTAATAAATGCATCAAAACTCATAAATTTACCCCCATTGATTGGATTATCAGCATCAGCTGCTTCAAAAGATTTTCCCTTAAATGTCAAATTACCACTAAACCATCCTTCACTAGTTTCCTCCTTTGCTTCAGTAACTAAACTTTCATTATAATTTATAAAATCAGAATCATACTTAAATGTATCTTCTATTTTAAGAGTATTATTATTTCTTAATTCATCAGGTAATTGATCGTAACAATACACCCAATTTAATTTTCTATTTCTACTTTGTTCTAATGATGCTTTACCATCCGGATGGCTTAATGGTTTTATAGGTTCGGCAGTTGTTGTCGGTGTTACAGTTTCTCCACTTTTTCCCATTAAAATTTCTCCTAACGAAACCATCTTTACATCAACATCAAATTCTAATCCAGATATAGTTGATTCTCCTCCACCGATTATTCCAACGAAATTATCATAACAACCTTGATTGGCCGCTCTTATACTATTTAATTCAGCTGCATTTCTATTGTATTTTTGAACAGTACCCGCACTTACATCAGTTGGCCCAATTGCTTTATTTGTTCTAACTGAATAATTCCAACCCCATTGAACATACACACTTATACCGGGTTCTAAAAAATTTTGTTGAATCAATCTTAATTGCTCCGGTGTAAAACATTTTATTTTTAATGTGCATCTCCTCAACGTTCCCCTACTAGCAAAATCCACAGAGAAATCCGTTATGATGGGATTAGGTCTATATCTCCATTCAGAAGTATTACGATAAGCATCAGTTGAACTACCATCAAATAAAGTTGAATACGAATCAGTTCCTATTGAATACCTTCCTTCTAAACTTGTTGTTGCTTTAATCCAAGGCACTAATTTTGATAGCTGAACATTATTTTCTGATGATCTAGCCCTTAACTCACTTACTATATATGAATCTATACTTTTATAAAAAGGAAACGCCATTAGTATTGATTTATTATATCAAATTTATTTTTCGGAATTCTTAATTGCAATCCTGCTTCTAACCCAATATTTACACCATTCAAATTATTAGCGGTAGCGATAATCCACCATAAGGAACTATCTTTATAAAATTCATTTGCTAATAAATCTAATCTATCAGTTTCTTGTGTAATAATGTATATATCATCATCCTTTTTGGGAATAGTTTTGGGTATAGATGTCTTTAACACCTTTTTACCATCATCCAATCTCTTTATATTTTTTAAGTTATATCTCATTACATTACTTTTTTACCGTATCCATAAAGATTGAAATCAGTAGTAGCTTTTGTTTCTATGAATGTAAGTGTTGTGGTTATACTTATAATTTTAGGTAATTTATAGTTATCCATATTATAATTACCATTACTTACCTGATTTCGTTGTATTTCAGTATTTACAATATTTGAACGTTTTAAATTTTTATCATATATCTCATTTCCCTCAATTCGAGTCGCCCTAGCTGGATACACTCCAGATGCATCAGATTGAACATCTAATCCAAGTTCACTAACCTTTGCACCTTTACCATTTTCTTTTGAATTTTCTTCACCATTTAAAGCACCACCGTAAAATTTCTTGCCAAATTCAGTATTATATGTTCCGGCTTTTGTCTTTAATAATCCACCACCTAATTCCCAAAGATTTTCTGCATCTTCTATTGAATATGATAAACTATCAACAAAACAGGCTTTTTTGTTGTAAATATTTCCATATGTAAAATATAATAAAGTAGGTTCTACTATACCTGCATTGTATTGATATGGATATGTGCAATGAGCTAAAAATTCCAATCTTCTCCACATCATTACTAATTCAGCCTGAGACATTGAATAGGCCTTTAAGTTAAAACTTACCTTTCTTTCTATTCCGCTATAATTGTAAAAACTAAATGGTGAACCTAACATTTTTGTATTTTCCCAACTCGGAGAAAATTGTTCGTTAAATCCTGTCATTGTGGCTCTGAAAAAGACAGATGCACCATCATTTACTCTTTGAAATTTTAATGGTATTAAATCAACTTCATCTAATGTTCTACCATTATATTTTATTGTCTTTAATTCAGATTCAGCTAATCTTCCAGTTTGATTTAAAATATCTCTATCTGAAAATAAACCTCTTCTGTTATCTAATTTATTATCATATACTTTTTCAGTATTATTATGATATGATCTTTTAGTAGTATCAGTCGAGTACCTATCTTTTTTCCAATTATTTTTTAGTAAATAATTAGGTTTAATAAATCGTAGAATCTCATTTTCTTGAAACTTTTTCTTTTTTGCTTCATCGTTTAATTCACTAGCTTTTCTACCAAATGAATAACCCCTATCCGGTGTATTAAACTTATCAATTAAATCTTTTTGTGAAGGCTCTCCTCTTTTTTGGTGAGATGTATTTTGAGATAATTGGAATCCATATACGATTTCTCTATTTGCAAATCTTCGCGGTGTTCCAAATAGACCCCCATCTACACTTCTATCTAATCCAAAAACAGGTGAAACTTTTGATATATCGAATGATTGTAAAGAACCTCCTAATGTTAAATCCTTCATCGAATCAGAATATGTTCCTCCGTTCTCATCTTCGAAGTATTTTTGATTAAAATTATCTAAACTTCCAGATGTTACGGGAATAACTCTACTACCCAATAATGCACTTCTTATCGCACTCTTTGCTAAATTAATTCCTTTTCCGAATGATTGTTTAGCCAATTGATTCGGAGTTCCCGCACCAGTATCTTTCAAAAATCTACCTAATTGTGACCCTCTGGCATCTTTTCTGATTTCTGCTAAATCAATCATTTTATTAGGAGTTCTTCCTTCCTTAAATTCTTTTGTATTAATTACATAAGTTGGAAAAACATTCTGAGGAGTTCCTAATGTTTTATTTACAAACCCAATTCCTTTTTCTATAAACTTTCCTATTTTACCTAAACTGATTTGTTGATTAGGATTTTTAGAAAGTTTCATTGCATCAACATCAGATGTTTTTTGAGTTGTAATTCTTATTATTTCAGTTCCGTACAATGTCGGTGAATTAACTAACCTCATAGGTCTCAATCCACTCAATTCCTGCTCTAATGCAGTTTCTCTTAAAGGATCAAATCTCTTTTCAATAGAGTTTCCTAATTTGTTTTCTCTATCAATAAGAAATTGACCTCTATCAGCAATATAAGAAGTTGCCTTATTTTGAGGTATTTGTTTATTCTCTTTAGAAGATTTAAATAATTCTAATATTGTAGGCATCTTAATTAGGTTACTGGATTTTTACTTGCAACACTTGCAATTTTAGATGTAACTAATTGACCATCTATGTACACATTTCTATTTGCCATAAATGCTGCTTTTAATTCTCTTAATTCAGCAATAACTCCTTCCATAGAAGTCCCTCCACCTTGACTCACCGTATCTGCTAATGCACCTGGATTTTTTGTTGCTATTAAGAAATCATCCGGTGAAGTAGAAATTACATTACCACCTGGTGAAATAACACCATCTTGTACACTTTCAGCTTTTGTAGTAGCTCCTTCGGTTTGACTATTCATTGCAGCTGCTCCAGCCGCAATACCACCTATAATTGCAATTGCACCGATACCTAATGTTAATGCAGACATCGTACTAATTGCTGCGATGGCAGATGTTATTAAACCTGCTGCAAATGTCCAAACTGCTGCAATACCAGCAAACAATGCTCCTAATAATCCAATAGCCAAACTAGATACGGTTGCAATTACAGTGGGTAAAATACTAATAACCCATATCGCTGCTAACGTACCAACTAATCCAACAATTGTAGCCATCACAGGCCCCATTTCTTGTAATTTTTTAACCATTCCTCCAAAACCATCTTCTACCAATGCCTTTACGGTACCAACCAAATATCCTATCGGAGAAAAAACAGTTTTAATTAAAGAACCTATAAAATTTAATGTTGGAACTAATACACCTGCTAAGAATTTGGCCACTTGTGATAATCCTATTAAAAACATCGATGCCATTGGTGCAAACAAATCGGTAAATGCCGTTCCGATTGCACTCATACTATTTTTGAGTGATCCCATAGCATCTTGCATCTTTTGTTGTTTAGCCAATCTTTCAGTTTGGGCTTCTAAATCTGCTTCACTTACATCTGCAATATCTTTACCACTTGCAATTAAATCATTTGCCGCTGCCAATCTTGCATCATCTAAACTACCAAACTTATTATAAATTCTTTGAGTATTCATCAAAGTATCTAATTCTTGACCGGTAGCATCTACTAATGCCTGTTTCTCATATGTAGACATCTTACTGATATCTCCAACACTTGCCAATTCTTTTGTTAGTTCTTTTTGCATTCCTAACAAATCTCCGGTAAATGCCAACTCTCTAGCTTTTGAAAAATCTAAGTTAGTTCCTAATAATGCAGATGCTTCTAATTCTTTTGATATACTTTCTTCAAAGTCTAAAAGTTTATTAGCGCTTGCGGTCATATCTTTAATAGAAGCACCCATTTTAGCTGCATAAACTGCTGCTTTTACTAATTCCTGTGGTGAACCTCTAAAATATTGATATGCTTCTCCGGCATTTTCTGCCATATCTTTGATTACCTGATCAGGAGAAACTCCAACCATATTGGACATTTCTACCGCTGTCATGGTTAATGATGTAGCAGCTGCTTCAGAAAATCCTCCCATATTTTGGAAAACCTTATTTACTTCTGAAGCACTTTTTGCATTCACACCAAAGTTTTTACTCATTACTGCTAATGCCGCAACAGTACTTTCTGCGGGTATTGACATCCCATCCATTGCAGTAGTAAAATCACTCATTATTTTACCAACATCTTCCGCACTAACACCTAATACTCCAAACTTATTACTAACATTTTTAATAGTGTATTCAAGTTCATGCAAATCGGCAGTAGCTAATCCTGTTGTAGTTTTAAAATCGGTTGCAGCTTTTTCCAAATCATGCATTCTATGCCATCCCAATCCAATTGCGGCACCAATGCCAATAATACCGATTGCAATAGGCCCTAACATTCCGGCAAATCTCATTGCCAATTTTCCAGCATCTCCTAATCCTGCTTTTATACCACCAAAAGTAGCCTGTGAGAAACTTTTTCCACTAACCAATGAAGATTCAAATGAACGTTTAAAACTCATTTTAAATTTATCGGCAACTAATCCAAACATTCTTTGTGATTTTTCAGCGAATGGATGAAATGCATTTTTTAATTTTTCACCGATAAATGGTATATCTCCTAATCCATGATCAATAGCATGAAATACATCATGAAATTTATCCTTTACACCATCTACAACACTATTTACTCTTCCTAATATTTTTGCCGCATCTTGCTGCTTTTGTAATATACCCTGTAAAGCAGTTAATTGTAATTGATAATTTTTTAATAACTTTTGATTTACACCAAAATTTTGAGAAGACATATTATTTGCATTCTGTGTTAAAAGATTGATAGCTGCTTGCAAATCTTTCTCATTTTGTAAATCGCTAATTATATCTTTTGTAAGAGATATTTGTGTTGAAAGTTTTTTGTTTCTCTTATCGGTTTGAGAATCCAATTCTGACAGGGCATCGCTCATCTTTCCCAAAAGAGATTGAGTCATTCCAAGTAATTCATTATATTCTTGTTGTGATTTATTTTGATGTCCGTGTTCTGCCATTTATTATAAAATAATTAATAGTCTAATCCTAAAAATTTTCTTACATCCGTTGGTATAGATTTTTTTACCAATTCTTTATCTCCTCCCGATATCTTTTCTATTCTATCTTTAACATCTTCTACACGCTTATCAGCATCTTCTACTGCTTTTTTTAATTCTTTATCATTTAATAAAGCACTTTTCACTCTATTTACAAAGAATTTAGCCAAAAAATTACTCTCGTTTAACCACTTACCATGAGTTTCTTTGAATAATTTCGCTTCCGTTTTTGTGATTTTCATTTTAAAATAGTTTATCTCTTTTATAAATATCATATAAAATAAAATGAGAGTTATCTATTAACTCTCACTTTAGATGGGGTTTTTGGCATTGATGATTTTTTTACAGCTTTATTATTAGCCTCATTTTCTTTCTTTTTAGCATCTACCAATTTGTTGTAATAAAAATTTCTCAAATGTATTGGCATATTGTAGATTTCAGATTGAGTTAATCCACCATTACCATAATAACATATATCAAAAATTTGAGAATGTAATATTACTGAATAATTAGATGGAAGGGTAAAAAAACCCTACGCCCATAGGAATCGGGCGTACCTCCTTTTCTCCACTCTCGGGGTCTTCATATTCATATTCCATTACTATATCTGGCTGAAAGGTTTTTATAAACTCTCTCAAAGCTCTAGTATCTCTTGTTACGAATTTATTATTAATAAAATCTATAATACTCTTTGTATCAGTTTTTCCATCAACTTCAACTATGATGAATCTATATCTAGTTGTTAATTCGGCACTTACTCCACTTTTATTCAACTTAGAAAGTGCTTTAATTTCCTCATCGATTTTTTGCTCATCACCATGTGATAACAACTTTATCACTAAATTATAGCCCGATGGGGTTTTGAAATTATATCTATTATCTCTTCTTAATATTGATGTATCTATTTCCTTTGTTTGTACTTTTGATAAATCAATTTTTACCGTTTCCTTTTCGTCTCTACTATTTAAAATCTCAACTTCATATGAAGGACCATATGCTAAGATTCTTGTTGCTAGCATAATAGCGTTTTTATCACCAACTATGATATCAGCTGGATTAATATCCTTATCAACGATAATTGATTCGAATAATTTATCTAAAACTATTCCTTTTTTAATTAAATTTTGTGATGCTAAAATTTCTTCTTCTTTAGCAGTCATATACTTAATTTCAACCGTTCCTTTTGATAGAGGATTAGATTCGGGATAAACTTTACCTTCTGATGGTAATGATATAACCTCCGTTGGAAAATCGTATTTTTGTTCTTGCATAATAAAACTATATTTTGTATATAGATATATATAACGTTTTTTAAAAATAAAAAATAGTAGAGATTACTCTCTACTATTTTACACATTTACTATTTTAATTCTACCTTATGCCGCTTCAATTAAGGAAATCGGAACGATAAACACACCCCCACTCTTTACACTTAAAGTGGCTTTGGTTCGGTTAATCTTATTAATAGATAACTCCTTACCAGCCAACTTAGGGTGATTTACCCTAACATTCATACCAACTCTCAACCCCACTTTTTTCTCTAATGAAGCAATGGTTCGTTTTTGTTTAATTAAATCCACTACTAACGAATTAATACTACGCAATTCTTCAATTGATAATTTTGATAATTCTGAATAGTTCATATCTTTTATATTTTAAGTTTTAAATTTTATTACAAATACATATTAGCTTCAGCAGCCCAATTCTCATTTACCAAATACCAATAAGCATTGTTTAAGTAAATAATAACATAACCACTATCATTCTCATCTAAACTAATGATTCCTTTTTTAACCAACGAACCCAACGCACCTCTAACACTTTTGGTTGAGATTCCTATATCCTCACTTATATCTTTCGCATCTACATCGGAAAAACCCGGTTCAGCGTACAACATTGAAACATAAGATTCCATTACTTTAAGTTCCAATTCGGTTAATTCTACATCAATCATATTTTTCATAACTTATCTCTTTTGATTACATAATAAAGGTAGTAAATATATTTGGATTTTCCAAGCATTTTCTCATATTTATTTTTAATCTCTGGAGTAAAATTTCAAACTCATTATAACATTATCAGGCTTTGTAGCCAATACATCCTCTATATGTTTATTAGCTCTTTCTCTCGCTCCGAAGTGTCCAAACTCCATCACATCATAATAACCAAGCGTTACCTTATAGAGGTGGGTAGGGAACTTACCACTACCATAGTGTACTCTATGTTCAATGTTACTACGTTTTACATTTGGTAGCTTCATCAACGAAGTGATTCGGTTAGAGGAAGCATTGACGGTGAAGAAATCGAAGTCGTTCATATTTTTAGGGGGTTAGGGTTATCTCTCATCTCTTATTACATAGTAAATATAATAAATATATTTGGATTTTCCAAGCATTTTGTAAAATATTTTTAAAAATTTTTTATTGAAAATCAATCAGTTATGACAAAAAAAGGGATACTTTTTGAGTATCCCTTTTGAAATGTATATTGAGAGTAATTAGAATTCCAATATTGCGTAATCGTAAGTTAAAGTTACGGTAATCATTGCCGGGTCAGTTGCATTCGCCCAATCTAATTCACCAAAGTTAGCTTGCGATATAAATGCTCCTTTTAATTTCCATTGTTCAATCTTATCACCTACTGGCCCTAACATATAGAAATCTACATCTTTTTTGTAAAATTCAGCATATCCATCTCTACCTGTCAAAGATTCGTGAGAAGTTCTTACCCACTCCATTACCGCCTGTGCTCCTGATGGAACAATTGGGTCATAAAGAGTGATTTCTAAATCTTGCCACTCACCTTTACCTTTTAACTGTCTTTTGATGTTGATGTGGTCTAATGTTACCTTTTCAAATTGAATTGTAGGTCTGTTACCAGCCTTTACTAAATATGAAGGGATACCGTCAACTTCGAAGATGAAACGATTCTTCATCTTTGGTTCGAAGTTCGTATAGAACATCTCGTTAAATTCTAATACTTCTGCCATGTTATATTAATCTTTTATATAAATATTACTTTTATTCAAATTATACATTAAATGTTGCTCCTGTCGGTAGAATGTTGAAATCAATTGTAATGAATTCCGCAGTCTTTGCAGGTTGTAAGAAGATAGCTCCAGCTAAAATGTTTCTATCTATTACATCTGGTGTATTATTTGTTTCATCCATAACCACTCTGAACGCGTATAAACCTTGTCTTTGTTGAACACTCTCTAAATAAGGGTTTACAGTGTTTAAGAATTTACTTCTAGTTTGTGCAGTATTTTGTTCGAATACTAAGAATCTTGATGTTGATGCTACAAACTTCTTTAAGTTAATTAACAATCTTCTTACATTAATTCTATCTAATGCAGATGCTTTATCTTGTAAAGTTTTCTGTCCGAATGCACTAATACCTTGTCCAGGAAATGTTGCAATTGGGTTTACTTTACTTTCGTATAATGTATCTCTTTCAGATTGCGTTAATCTATTTACTACTTGCACAGCTCCACTAATTCCACCTCTATTCAAACCTGCTGGTGCGAACCATTCTGCACCCAATCTATCATTTTGTGCAAATGTTCCTGCCATTAATACTGAAGGTGGTACTGCTACTAATT